GAGACAATGTTTTAGAGCTAACTAGTTATATTAAAGCGTTATCTGAATATTTATTTAGAAGCAAAGTTTATTAAAGGAGAACAATCATGACCCCCGAAGATCTTGACAAACTTATAAATGACCCCAAAACATGGGTGGTAAAAGAGTTTAACAACACTAGTAATATATATCTCCATCTTGAAGAGATTGAAATTTTAATTACTGGATTAAATTTATTAATTGGGCAAGAAATCGCAGGGCGAAATGTTATAGATTTGAGTTCGCATCATAAGCAAGGACAATTTAAAGAACTACTTGAAAAGTTATACGCACTAGATGATCGAGAAAGGAGTAGGAACTAATGAGGTATAATATTTTAGCAAATGGAGAAAAGGTAGCAACAATCGAAGCCGACTTTAAAAGGGCAGAATGCCCATTAATACTAGATGGTGGGTCAACGCCATATCAAGTAGGCGATTTCAGCCACAATAAGGTTCAAGCTGCCGAAGCACTATTGCTATGGGATAAATTAACAACAGGCTATAATCGTGTTTCTATACTCACAGATGATGAGGGAGAAAGATATGTGCTGGCCGATATTAGTGTAGTTGAGAGTGTATAAAACTTTAAAAGGAGGTTATAAAATGACAGCAACAGAAAACAAACCAGAATCTAAGAAAGATAAAATTAGCGATGGGGCAATACTAGAAGCCCTATACAAACAAGTAGATAGAGTTGAAGATGTAATTCAAACATCTGTCGTAAATGTATATTCAAACAGATACAGAATCAACATTTGGCAATCTGTTGGTAATCCATTCATTCCTAAGTTGGGCAAGATAGTGGCTAGCTATTTTGTTTGTATAGATGAGCGAGGAAAATTAAAAATATTAGGAAGAATGAGTGAATAATATTGGTCTTGAAACGAATAATAATAAGGAGTATGTCGATGAAAAAATTAGAAAGTCAAAAACAATTATTTGAAGATGTCTTTGCAGTAGAGCATATCCATTCAAGTAAAAAGAAGTTAGTTATTCGTACAGATGTATTTGAAGATGGCATCATCGTGCAAAAGGTATCTGCCAATTGCACAATGCTTTATATCAACGACCTTGATTATATGGCTAAAGGCGATGTTCTTGACGGAAGCATTCAGATAATTTTCTTTCCAATATCGGAAAAAGAATTGAACAAAAGATTTAAACTACTTGCTAACTCTATTTTAAAAAAGGAGGAATTATGTGGTACGAAGACAGACAAAATTTAGTGGCTCTGGCCAATTACCTTAAAGATGATGGAGAGTGGAGAGATTATAGCACTAAGGAGCATAAGGATGATCCTGCTAATCGAATGATCTACTTTCTTTCTAAGCCTTGGAAGTGGCAAGAAGAGTGGGAGCAATTTCAACAGAAAAGGAGTGAGGAACTATGTCAACAAAAATCATAACAAGGAAAAGAAAACAAACAGGTGAAGAACTAAAGGGTTGTACTTCTGCTCTACTATCTTCACTTAGAGAATCTTACAGAATACTAAATGACTACTCTAACAACTTAGAGAAAACAGTATTGAGAACGCCATTAAACATTAACTCTTTGCAAAACGAAATTGAAAAATTAAACTTTGCATTTCAGAATTTAGTATGTTTATATGATCGTGATGAACAACTAGAAATTATAATGGAAGAACTTAAGAATGAAGTATCTGTACAACTAGCAAAAAGATAATTTATTTGAATAATTTCAATTGAATTACGAATAATAATATATACAATAAAATCACAAGGAGAGTCATATGTATCCATCAGACCCAACACACGGAACTTTTTGTTTGTTTATCTTATTGGCAGCATTTGCCATACAGATTATTGCTCTTAACTTTAATAAAGGAGGATGATATGAAAAATAGAAGGATTAGCATTACATCAAGCATTATCGAAGGCATTGAACGAATGGTGCATAGTAATTGCATTAATGAAAGTTATGCTGAATTCATCTTGGATTGGATTCAAAATATTAAAAGATTTCCAATGCAAAAATATTCAGATATTCCACAAGAGCTACGCTTAAAATTAGACATTCTTAATAGTCAATACATTGATAAGAATGAAGAAAAAAATGGTCTTGTATATCATAAAAGTGTCTTAGATGCATTTATGTACATAACCAAAGTTAATGAAAGATATAAGGAAGTAGCTCCAATTGCTGCTGAAGTTGAACAGGAATAATGTGCGTCTTTTCTAAACTAGGAGGGTTTATGATGACTGCTAGGATTTTAATGTGCTTTGCTGCTATATGTGTGTTTGGATGCGGAACGATAGAGCAAAGCGTTTCTACTAGTATCAGTCCATATGACAGTAGAGAAATAGAAAAAATTAATGTGAGTTTTAAACACTATTATGTTTTTCCAGCTAGGTAATTTATGACAATAGAAAAAAAGAAATTCATATCTGGTGATAATGGATTTATATATTCAATGTCTAAACCTAAATGGAAAAAGCACTTAAAGTTAATGCTTGCCCACAAACTATCTTTGTTAAAGAAGAAACATCTTCTAATGCCAGAGATCAATAAGGATGACATTAAGTTAATAGCCTATAATATATTTGATATATATAGGCTTAAGCAGGATGATTGTATTGATATAATTAAATCAGAAATTGTAAAACTAGGAGAACAAAAATGAAAATGTATGTAGTTGGTGGATATAAAGATGGAAAAATTCGTGTTGGTTTGCTCGACAAGGTTTGGAAAAGCAAAGCTGGAACTGAATTAGTTACCCTAAAGATTCTTGATCATTATAAAGAACATAAAACAGTTTATAGAACTTATCATAAAAAAGAATTAGATGTTATGAAAGTTTTAGATGTTGATGAAAAGGAAATTGAACAATGAGAATACTTATTACTGGCGGTTATGGGTTTCTTGGAAAGAGTATTTGTAACAATTTAAAGTTAAAAGGCATTAAAGAACTTACAAATATTGATGAATCTGGAGAAGGGTATTATAGATTTAGAAAAAAAGACTTTGATATTATAGATAAACAACAATGTTTAGAGTTAATTAAAAGGTTTAATCCAGAAAAAATAATTCATGCAGCAGCAAAAGTTGGAGGTATAGGAGCAAATAAAAAATATCCTGCTGATTTTTTCTATGAAAATCTTATGATGGGAGTTAATTTAATAGACTCATGTAAAAATACAAGTATTAATAAAATAATTTTAGTTGGAACAGTTTGTTCTTATCCAAAAATAACTCCTGTGCCGTTTAAAGAGTCAAATTTGTGGGATGGTTATCCAGAAGAAACGAATGCTGGATATGGAATAGCAAAAAAAACAATTCTTACTCAAGCTATATCATATAAACAACAATATGGAATTGATTTTACATATCTTCTTATGGTAAATTTATATGGAATTGGAGATAACTTTGATGATCAAAGCTCTCATGTTATTCCTGCATTAATAAAGAAATTTGTTAACGCTAAAAAAAATAATTTAAATTCTGTAGAAGTTTGGGGAACAGGTAATGCTACTAGAGAATTTTTATATGTAGATGATGCATCAGAAGCAATAGTAAGATCAGTTGATAAATGCGGATCTTTTGAACCAATGAATATAGGCAACGGATTTGAAGTAACAATCAAACAAATTACCTCTATAATAAAAACAATTGTTGGATATAATGGAGAAATTGTGTTTAATACAAATTATCCAGATGGTCAACCAAGAAGATGTCTAGATACAACTTTATCAAAACAAAATCTAGGTGATTATGCAAACACAAGTCTTTACGAAGGACTAAAGAAAACAATTGAATGGTATTTGGATTTTAAAAAATGATCAAAGTACAAACACAAGCTATTCGTGGCGATGAATATCACAGAGGAATTTTTTCTTTTGTAGATCAATTTCTTTCAAACTGTAAGTATTTTTATGATTTAAAAATTAATTTTAAAATGAATTTTGATTTAAATAAAAAAACAGGTTATTACGATACAGAATACAAAAAAACAGATAATGTTTGGGAATATTACTTCAATAAAAATTTTGAAGAACAACCAGATCAAATAGTAGAATGGATTGGAAACTATGATTATCATTATGAATTTAATTACAACGATCAAGAAAAAAGATTTATTTGCAAGGAATTAATAGAAAAACACTTAAGTATAAAGAATGAAATAATTTTAATTGCTAATTCATTCTATCGGAATAACATTAAAAAAAATAGTTTAGGGGTTCATGTTCGTGGAACAGATATAGAAATACATCATCAAAAAATAAAGTTTGAAAAGTATTTTAAAGAAATAGATGCTCTTTTAAATCAATACGAAACAATATTTTTATGTTCAGATGAATATCAAACAATAGATGTTTTTAAAAACAAATATGGAAATAAAATAATTACATATGAATCAAAAACATTATCAAAAAACAATGTTCTACCTGAGTACAAACAAAATGGAAAAAATAAATATAAAATGGGTGAAGATGTTATTGTTGAATCTTTACTTTTAAGTAAAACAGATTTTTTACTAAAAGGTAAATCTAATATGTCAAATTTTTCATTGTTATATAATCCACTATTACAATTTAAAAATTTACAATGAGGCTTTATGATATCTTTAGCAAGTGACAGCATAACAAAAGAAGACATAAAAAATCTTGTTGAATGGTTGTCTCAAGAAAAAATACCTAAGTTAACTAAAGGACATTTAACAGTTGAGCTTGAAGAAAAATGGGCAAAAAAAGTTGGTTCAAAATATTCTGTATTTGTTAATTCTGGATCTTCTTCAATACTTTTAACTTTAGCAGCATTAAAAGAATCTGGAAAATTAAAAAATTTAAAAATAATAGTTCCGGCATTAAGTTGGGCAACAGATGTAAGTTCTCCAATGATACTTGGTTATGAAACTATAATGTGCGATTGCAACTTGCAAGATTTGTCTTGCGACTTAAATCATTTAGAACAAATCTTTAAAAAAGAAAAACCATCTTTATTTATACTAGTTTCTGTTCTTGGATTAGTTCCAAATATGAAACAAGTAAATGAATTGTGTAAAAAGTACGATGTTATATTGTTAGAAGATGCATGTGAATCTATGGGTTCTAAGTATGAAAATAAATACCTTGGTTCGTTTGGTTTAGCTTCGTTTTATTCAATGTATTTTGGTCATCATATATCAACTATAGAAGGTGGATTTATAAACACAAATGAAGAATGGCTTTATCATTTATTGTTAATGATGAGAAGTCATGGTTGGGATAGAGATCTTTCAAAAGAAAAAAGAGATCAATTAAGAAAAGAAAATGATTGCTCAGAATTTAACGCACTTTATAACTTTTACTATCCAGGATTTAATTTAAGATCAACAGACTTGCAAGCATTTATAGGTATAAGAGCTATAGATAAATTAGATGAATATGCAAATATAAGAAATAGAAATTTTAACATGTATATGAAATTTTTAACTAATAACGAATTAAATTTAATTTGTAGAGAAGAAGATTTTATTTCAAGTTTAGCTATGCCGTTTATGCACAAAAATAAAAATAAAATTGTTAATTTGTTAAGAGAAAAAAATATAGAAATAAGACCATTGATTGCTGGAAATATGGCAAAAAAACCTATGTGGAAAAATAAAAGTGAAGGAATTGTAAATTGTGAACTAATAGATTTGTTTGGTTTTTATCTTCCTAATCATCAAGACTTATCAGAAAACGATGTTAAAACTGTATGTTCAATTTGCACTCAGGCCACTCTCTCCACCAATTCTTAGTAGATGTATCACAATCATATCCATTCCAAGAATATGGGCCATTTTGAATAAAGTTTTTTCCTTTTGAAGAATCCATAAATAAAAAACAGTCTTTTTTATTGTTTAAAAATCTTTGTCTATGTACATAAGAAGAAAATGTGCTTCCTGGGGTTCCAATAAAATAATCTGATTCACACATAATTAAAAGAGATATTAATCCTAAAACAACATTGTCATGAAATTCTAATTCTAAAAATTCTTTTTTAAAAAAATTTAATATTATTTCATCAACAAGTAAGCATTCTTTTTTAAATTCTTTTTTGATTAAATCAACATCATCAGTTGAAAATACAAGCCTATTATTTTTTTCTTTTATTTGATTTAAAAATTTAAGTCTGTTTTCACTCGTTGCAAAATAGTTTTGAGAATGATCTGTTAGTCTAAAGTGTATAGATGAAAAATTTCCTATTTGATATGCTATTTTTTTAGCTAAATTTATATATGGATCTTTAAATTTTAATTTGCTTAAAAATATATCAAGTTCTTTAGGTCTATTATAAAAAAATCTGCTGTAAAAAGCAAAACAGGTCTTATGAAAAAAATTTTTTGTTGTTTTGTTTAGAGTTAACTTAGCCCTATCTTCAGCAAAACTATTTTCATTTTCTCCATCATTACATTTGTAATATAAACCAATGATATGTTCATGAATAGTACACGATGTTTGTGAAGCATTGTTGATTAATGAATAATCAATAGAATCTGGAATATCAATCAACTGAAAAATATTTGGTTTAAAAGATTCACCTATTTCTTTTATGTTCATTGTTTTTACTGGGGGCAAAAAAATACTACCATAACTTTTATTTGAATAATCAAAAAATTTTATATGTGATTTTTCTAAAAAAGAAATGCCCGCACCTATTTCAACTGACATAAGTTGATTTATTAATCCAGCATTATGAATTTGCCACAATATGTCATTCATGAAAATATATTTACCCTATTCCAATTTTCTTTTGTTATATCATTTTGAATATTATTAGGTTCTGGTGCAATAGATCTCCACCAACTGTTAGGGCATGTTATAAAATCTTTTCCACTTAAATAAGCACCCATCCAAGAAAATGAAGAATTTGCAATTATATGACTACTGCATTTAGTCATCATATACAATGAAACATATTCGTTTTTATTTATTATATGAAAATTTTTTCTGTTTTTAAAATAGTTTTTAACAAAATCAACATCGTCAGAAAAAACAAGAACATCTTGATCTGATGGAATGTGTTGTGTAGCAACTTCGTAATATCCAGTTTCTATTAAATTTCCAAAAAAATTAATGTTTAAATAATCTGTTCTTCTAACATGAATACTAATTGGATTTTTAAAATTAGAAAGTTCTTTATCTCCATCTTTTATTATGTTTTCTTTAAAGTTCAATGTTTCTATTAATTCTTTTTTATAATTATCAAAATACAAGTACGATTGAAAATAACCATGAAAAATTGTGTTGTCTTTATAATTTAATATTGATGGATCAAAGTTACACGAACCTTTTGTTTCTACGCAAACATTAAGATTTTTATTCTCTATAAAATCAAATATCTTGACTTTATTAATGTCAAAACAATTCCAGAACTGACAACCATTATTTAATGGAAGATGTATTTCATATCCTTTTGATTTATGTATACTGAACAAAAGTGCAAATTGAAATATTTGATTACCAAGTCTGCCCATTGCAGGACCAAATAAACTTATTGTTATCATTTTATATAATCCAAGATTATGAATCCTGCGATAGTTGTTTAGCCATATACTCAGCATGTTTTTGTTCAAACTCTAATATCTTATCTGCTGGCCCAACATAAGTAAACTTATCACTATTGTAGTGTCTTATCATAGTCATCATGGTTGATTTAAGCCAATTGATTACTTTTTGACAATCGCTGCTATATATAGCATTTGGCCATACCTCTTGCCCCATCAGTATATCTATTCCTAAGTCATTGTTTTTGGCAGAAACAGGGTAGAACATCAAACCCAAATTGTTTGGCTTTAAACTTTCTTTATTTGGCATAAGACCTAGAATATAAGAACAATCCCATGTCCTACAGCTATGTGGTCTAGATTCATAAATACCACAACCACCACCCTCTGCTCTATGATCACAATTCTTATATGTTTTTTTATTGATTTCTTTCACTTCCAATATGTTGCAACACACATCACAATCACCACAAGACCTTTCGCTCATAGGAAGTTCCATCATAACTCCTTGCAACAAAACACATTAGTGTTAAACTATAATAAAAGTATAATCAAAAGGGAGAGGATATGTTATTATTTTTAGAAAAAATACTTCTTGGTTTAATGCCATTTGTATTTAGCAGAATAGCATTTCATTTAACATCTAATAACATTAATGATTATATAAGATATTGCTGTGTTTATTTGTTTTATTTGTCGATAAAAAGAATAAACGACCAAGACATAATCAAATCATATGTAAACAACGACAACAATCAAATGACTAGAGTTAAGCATTCGCTGCTTTATGCAACTACAGTATTTGTGTTGATGATAGTTTCATTTCAATATTATCATTGGACATTCAATATTTCTTTTTTAATTTCTTTTATATCCCTAAACATATTTTGGAGATTTAAGGATATGTACAACAAATATGAAATAGGGTATTTTGCTTCTAATTTGTTTAACGCATCTTATACATTATCATTTATGATTTCATCTTGGTTTTTATGCCAAGAAACAGTAAGCTTTCATTATTGTGTTGGATCATTAATAACTGCATACTTATGCTCAAATTCAATGATAAATAAGCTTATTTTCAATAGAATTATTTGAACTAATGTGTGTTAAGAACGAATAACATAGTATGGAAACAACACTTTACTTTAACGCAAGGAGATACATATGGACACAACAGCAAAGATCAAAATTAATGGCAAGAGTTATATGATTTTTTTAAGTGATGACACCATAAATGTTTTACTTAAAAACAAAGTGGCAGCAAAAGATATTGCCAAAAAGTATATTGACTCACAATTTACTGTAAAAGGCGTTTGTCATTACGATAAAGTTGGAAGTGCTAATGTTTGTATTCTAACTATTAAGGCACATGATGCAGAAACAAACAATGAACTTAGCTGTTTTGTAATGAATACACTTGGCAATTACAAAGAACTTAGGCCAGTATCTCCAAACAAATGGAGTGTTGAGCTAGAATGTGGCCACAGGGCTATCATAGATGATACTGTTGACAAAATTAACAGCGAACATATTGTTGAATGCTTTAAATGTAAGGGGAAAAAATAATGAATGAATTAGACACTCTAAAAGAATTTAATTGGCAATTGCAACATTTCTTTACATTGCAAGACGAAAGAATTAAAAAGCTTGAAGAGGCCATAAGAACTCATCAATCAGAAATGCAAAATCATTGGGCTAATCTAAGCATAGATGAAAGACAAGTTCCTGACTGGGATACAAACAAAAAACTATGGGATTCTTTGTAAAAAACAATATTTCGGGTATTTACTTATATGGATACCAACGATTCATATAAAATTGTATTTACAAATGAAATGCTTAAATCTATTGGTATAGATACAAATAGCGATGATATTGAAGTAGAAATAACAATAGAAAATGGAAGCATTAAAGTTTGCAGAAAAGAAGATGCTATCTAACAATTACCTTTGTGCATTTTTTCAATATGTATGTTATGTAATAGTATATCTTCTTATAATGAAATTAATAAAAGAAATATTAAATGAAGATTCAGATGAATATTTTTAAGTTTTAAACGAATAATAAGAAGTGTAAGGAATACATAACCCAAGGAGAAAAGATATGATGATTTACGATTGGCTTTTTGGCAAGGAAACTAGGAAAACTTGCAGCGGTTTTGATCTAAAAGAACAGGAAACAATAGAAGGACTTGTTTCTGAGCTTAACTTGCTCAAAGCTAAATTTAATGATCTAGAACTAGATTATATTGAATTAGAAAACATTAATGCTTCTTTAAGTTCTGATAATGAGGAACTAAAAGGCAAGAACAACGAACTAATATCTATACTCTTAAAGGTATCTGATATAGCAAGAGTGGGTGTTGAGTCTAGTAAAAAAGGATATTAATCAAATTATAGGGTGTCTGGACTAATGTCGGTGGGAAAAGTCTTACTAGTTGTGTTGACTAGAGACACCTTATAATAAACTTAGGAGGAATTATTATGGAAATTGGAAGTTTAGTTTTTGCTAGAAGATTAAATGAAGCTTTTACTATTTATACTGATTGTGGAAATATAGAAGTTAGCATTAAAGAAATAAGCAAATATTCAAATCAGGTAAGATTGTGTATTAAAGCACCAAAAAATATTAAAATTATGAGAGATGATGCTGTAGATGTAAGACCAAGCCACATGTTATTTACGCCAACAATTCCAAAATCGGAGAAAAAATGAACAGAAGACATTTTATAAAACATACTGCTGGCATTTCTGCACTTTCTTTTGTAGGAAAAGTTAAAGCACAAGAAGAAGTGCTTAAAAAAAATGGTAAAAAGCTAATTGTTTTATGGATGGGTGGCGGTCCTAGTCACATGGATCTTTGGGATTTAAAGCAAGGACAGGCAAATGGCGGTGAATTCAAGCAAATACTTACTTCTGCAAAAGGAGTGAGTATTAGTGAGGTTCTTCCAACAATAGCTTCTCAATTTCACAATTTAGTTGCTGTTCGATCTCTTGTGACTAATGAAGGAAGTCATGAGAGAGGAACTGTTTTAATGAATACTGGGCATCAACCAAGCGTTGTTGTTCAGTATCCATCCATTGGTTCAGTAACATCTTCTCTTTTAACATCAAAAGAACTACCCTTGCCAGGATTTATTGGGATTGGAAATTCAGCACAAAGGATTGGTCCAGGATTTTTAGGAACAAATCTTGCACCATTCACAGTTCAAAATGCTGGAACTCCACCAGAGAATATTAAAGCACCAAAGGAAATAGATGATGAAGAAAGACTTAGACGAAGACAAAGACTGTTTTATACATTGGAAGACGATTTTTCGGAAAGAATTGCACCTCACATTAAAAATAGTGTGGCTAGAGAAGCTATGGGCAATCATGCTCAATCTCACTCTAATATCTATGGCAAAGCCTTTGATCTTACACTATCTCCGCTAAAAACTATCTTTGAACTAAAAGACGAAAATCCTAAAACGATTGAGTCTTATGGTGGTAGAGGAAATAACTTTGGAATGGGTTGCCTTCTTGCTAGAAAGTTAATTTCTAAAGGAGTTAGCTGTGTACAAATCGACTTGGGTGGATGGGATAATCATAGCAATATTTTTAGTACTATTAGGGGCGGGAATGGGAATCGTCTTGATATGGGCATGGGATATTTGGTCAAGGACTTGGTAGATATGGGTATGTGGAAAGATACTGTAGTTATGTGGATGGGAGAGTTTGGCCGTACCCCTAAGATTAATCAGAATGGTGGTCGTGATCATTGGGCTAGATGTTGGTCTGTGGTTCTTGGGGGTGGTACTATCCAAGGTGGACAGGTTTATGGATCTACAACTTCAGATGGTATGGACATTAAAGACAAGCCTTGCAGTATTTCAGATGTTTATGCTACAGTGTACAAAGCGTTAGGTTTGGACCCAATGTTTCAAATTAGAGACAATTTAGGGCGACCAATACCTATATCTGATGGTAAGCCACTAAGTATATTTTAGGAATGCTATGTTATTACATTTAAAAGATTTTTTTACTAAAGAACAATGTTCTTTTTTAAGTGGGATTTTGTTGGATTATTATAAAAATAATAGTCTTGGTTGGGAAGGTAATGATCAGCATTACAAAAATTCTTATGGTTCAACAATTCCAGAATTTGAATCTGTACTTGAAGACATAACCCCAAGAATAAAAATATTATTAAAAAATGATAATATTGTAAAGGTAAATAGCTATAGTAGAATTTACTTTAATGATTCTATTTTAAAAAGACATGTAGATAGAGAAGACTTAGAATACACATTAAGTGTTTGTATATTTGATAATACAAATAAAAAGTGGCCACTATTTGTTGAGCATGATGGTGGTATAGCTGAAGTAATAACAAATGTTGGTGATGGTGGATTAATAATGGGAACTAAAATGGCACATTGGAGAGAAAAACTTCTTTGTGAAGAAGATCAAATGGTTATGCAATGTTTTTTCCATTGGAAAAATATTAAATAAATTTGTTTTGTCTAATCCAAACAATAGCAATCCACTTGTTTCCAGAAACAACAGGTAATCCTGCATGTATTGAGTCATAGTCTAATGATCCATCATCATTTAAATTTGACCAAAGCAAACCTTTGCCTGTTTTTGGAATTACCTTAATATCTTTTTTAACAAATTTTGTTTCGCCACCTTCAAATTCATCGTTTAAATAAAACAAAAAGCTGTAAGTCCTTTGCCCACCTCTATTTATATGAACATTATAGTCTTGTGTATTAGCATGAAAAAAATCATGATGTTCTTTGTATTCACCACCTATTTCATAATGAACAATATGTATAGCTTCTTGATTTTCTATTGGCAAAGATGTGTGTTCTTGCACTATTTGTTTAATCTTTTTATTTAAATCAACGCCAAAACTATCTATTACTGGAGATAAAACCCAAGTACCATCTCCAACTCTATAGTTATTATTTTCACCTATAGTTGTTAATTTTCTAAGTTGTGCTTTAGAATAATCTATTAATGTTTGACAGTCTTCTTTTGTTAACAAATTTTCTATTTCTTTAATAACCATTGAAAAAGTCCTTTATAAAATATATTATGACAAAAGTTGAATAATTGTTTGTTTCATACGAACAATATAGTATGGATCTGGTTATGTTACCAGATTAATTTGTAGGATTCTTTAGGAGGAAGATTTATGTTCGATTTGTTATTGGCAACATCGATTGCCTTTGGTTCTGAATCTGTTAACGCTATTGGACTTCGTTCTAAGTCCAGTTGTTCTGGTGGTGTTTGTTCGTCTTCTGCATCAGCACCTGTTGTAGTTGATGCTAAGAATAAGCCAGAAACAAAGGTTGTTGCTGCTCAACAAAAGCAGTCTAGGTTTAAGGGTGTTCTTCGTGGGAAGAAATGTCGTTAATCTATATGAGACATGGGGTTGTGTCAAAAACAGCCCCATTGTTTTGTAAGAAAAACATATACATATTTCTTACAAGGAGGTTTAAATGCTTAAAGTTTATGACATGTTTTCGGGTATAGGTGGTTTTGCTTTAGGATTTCAAAAAGAAGGTTTTGAAGTAACTGCTTTTGCAGAATTAGACAAGTATCCTTCTCAAGTCTTAGCAAAAAACTTTCCAAACATTCCAAATTATGGCGATGTTACAAAAATAAAATACGAAAAAAATCAATTTGATGTAATAGTTGGGGGTTTTCCCTGCACAGATATATCTATAGCAAGTCAATCAAAGGAGGGAATATATGGCAAAAGATCGTTCTTGTGGAAAGAGTTCTTCAGAGCAGTTGGAGATATTCAACCCAAATATTGCGTCATTGAAAATGTCCAAATGCTCGTTAGAAGAGGGCTTAACACGATACTCAGCGACCTTGCCTCCATCGGGTACGATGCGACTTATACGACACTCGATGCCCAATACTGTGGAACAGCCCAAAGAAGGCGTAGAATTTACATTTTGGGAGTCCGTGATGGAATCCCCGCCAATAGCGATATATTCGAGTTTGGCCCTCGTAGTACTAGAACCTGTCAACAAAGCATGGAACTTGTCAAAAAGAGCTTTGAATGGAATTTTAAAGAGAGCATGTGGTTCAAAGAAACCTTTGCCTACTTTACTCGCCAAAGAAGTGATCAATTTGATGAATGCGGAGTGTCATCGACCTTAACAAAAAGAGATTATAAATCATTTACAGATTTAGTAGTCTCTAATGGTAATATACGCAGAGTAACGCCCACAGAGAGGCTTAGACTTATGGGTTTTCATGACCATTGGCATATTCCAGATGCTTCAAATACAGATAAGTATAAATACAATGGTATGCATGTACCTTCAGTTCAGTACATAGCAAGATGTTTAAAGGAGTATCATAAATGTTTGAATTCTCAAAAATAGCAGAAAAGTTTGATGAACACTTGTCTGGACAACTATATTGGCACAGCAATTTTGTTAATCATTTCTTGCCTGAGATTGCATCGGTATTTATGGCAGAAGAAACAAATGTGTACGATTTTGGTGCAAGCACAGGTAATGTGGAATTGGCTTTATCAAGTATGATTAAGTCAAGAAACATAGACTATATACCAGTTGAAAAATGCAAAGAGATGGTAGAAAGATATAAAGGTGAAAGCGAAGTAGTTCTTGATGACTTTCTCAATATTTATATGGAAGAGTTTTCATTTGCCACATGCATTTTATCTTTATGTTTTGTTCACCCATCAAAAAGAGAAATGTTTATTGATTCTTTAAAAAATAATTGTATGGTCGGAGGTGCTTTTGTAATATTAGAAAAAATGAAATCTAGGGGTGGATATCTAGGAACAGCCTTAAATAGAGTTACATGGCGTAATAAGATTGAAAATGGCGAATCTGTAAAAATGGTAGTTAATAAAGAACTTTCTTTAAGTGGAGTTCAATATCCTCTAAGTGAAAAAGAACTTGAAGAATTTGAGTTAATATGGGCGTATGGTGATTTTCGTGCTTACATTTGGCTAAAGGAGTTTTAAAATGGAAGAAGAATTAGATTATCATTGTTCTGAATGTGGAATACAAATTTCAGAGTGGATGCTTAGAGATGTTGATGGAGTTACAGTTGACACTTGTTTAAATTGTGCTATTAAAACATCATTGATGTCATGCCCTGTTTGCAATAAAGATATAGGTATGACAAATGTAGATCGTGCAAATAGAATACTTGGTGAAGGATGGGAAGAAATGTGTGAAAAATGTGCTGTTGAATTTAAAAGGAAAGTTTAAAATGGAAGATGAATTTGTTATTACTTTTTTAGGTAAAAAGTATAGAATTAAAGATGTAAAAAAAACAATTAAAGAAAAAGAAAAAACAGCTAAAGTTTTTAATCATAAATATATAAGTAAAATAGACGAAAAAATATGTAAGTGGGAAATAAAATGAAAAGCATAAAAATAAAGATTGACGATGAAATTTTCTATGTTTTTTATAGTGAAGAATGTAATTTAAAAAAAGACATAACTAAATTAGACTGGGGTCAACTGCTATATCATTTAAAAGATTCGGTTTTTCCAAAACAAGAAGATGTAGACGAAGACACAGATAATAACCACATAATAGATTTATCTTTATTTTTAGATGATTTTAAGTTTTTAGTATTTACACACTCTTTTGGAAGCAAAAGAGTTTTTTCTATTTATTGTAATCAAAAAATAATATCAAAGAAAAAGTTAGCGTTTGGAAAATGGTCTGCTCAACTTGAATGTGGTCATTCATATATAATGGATGAAAAAATAGACGATTTGAATAAGTTTAAAAGAATTTTTTGTTCTAAATGTTTGGAGGAATCTAATGGATAAAGGTTATATTCGTAAAGACAAATTATCTGAAATAAAATTGGAATCTGGAGGATTAGCGTTAATATCTATAGAGCAAATTCAAAATTTGCTTGAAAGTTTAACTGGTAAACATTATGACATTTTTGAATTATTTCAAATGTTAAGATCTTTTGATGGCGACATAATTAACATGGACATGATGGAAACTATTATTGTAGAAGGTTTGTATACATTAAATACAGATGGAACTAACTGCAAGCATGTTACTATATCTCCCATTGCAGAAGACAAAGAAACTTCTAGAATGATATGTGAAGGCGAAAAAACAATGGAAGAATATTATATTTCTGAAACAAAAAGACTTAAGGTAAATATTTCAAAGAATCTTGGTTTTGTGACTGAGAAGTGCAATGAATACAAAAAGGCAATGTTAGGTAAAAAATATGAAAACAGATGAGATAATGAAGCGTATTGAAAGTGGTAACACTCTGGCAGATAAAGTTGCTAATTATTTAAACTTTAGATTTAAATACAAATTTGAAAAGGCTTCTATCGAAGAAGATAAGAAGTTAATGATTGATTATAAGTGCAGCAAAAGCAATAAAACTGCACAAATGAAATGTCGTGAAAATAAATCAGACATCATTTACGAAGCAAAAAGGTTCTATTCTACAAGTGGTGCTTTTTATGAAGAAGCAAATGGTAGAGATGTGAGAACAGAAGCAACACTATACATATGTCTGTCAGCAGATAAAAGACAGATAATTGTTGCAGAAACAGAAGCTATCAAAAAAATAGTTCAAAAAGAAATGCAAAAATTAGAAGTAACATTAGATCAAGTAAAACAATATGAGCAAGAATGTGCATCTACTAGAAATAAAACAAAAAAATTAGCATCAAACAAATCTAGAATTGAAGTATGGTTTAAGGTTGATGAAGGCATAGATTCAAGGCATTATAGTAAATTGCTTGTATTTATTCCGTATTCTGCGATATTTGAATCTGTAGTAATTGACTTAAGAAGCAACGAAAACATTGAAGATGAAAGGACTTGGAAAAATGGATAATGAAATTATGTTTAACCAAAGAATACCTAGCTTACTTGTTGTTGATAACTTTTATAAAGATCCAGACTTTATTGTAGAAGAAACAAAAAAGTTTGAGTTTAAAGAAGAAAATAAATTTTATAAAGGAAAAAGAACAACATCTTGTTTGTTTCCATATGTAAAAGAAGAATTTGAAAAGTTATTGCAAGTTCAAATAGTTGACTGGTTAAATCAACCAATGAATGGCGTTTTTCAAATAACAGAAGGCAAAGATCCTTTAGTATATCATAGTGATCAACAAGACTATGCAGCAGCAGTATACTTAACAAAAGATGGACCAACAAATGCAGGAACATCATTTTGGATAGATAAAAAATATGGTTGTAGAAGACCGCCAAGTCACCCATTAGAAAATAGAGAAGGAATAAGCGATTCAGATATATATACACAATACAATTTATTAAATGAAGATAATTGGGAATTGGTAGATAAAGTTGGATCTGTGTATAATCGGCTTGTTCTTTGGGATGGTAAAATGATTCATTCTGCTAGTATGTATGGTGAATTTCCTAGATTGGTTCAACTATTCTTTTTTAATGTGAAAAAATAATGCCATACTTTTCTATAGTTACACCAACAAATAACACTCAATTTCTTGCTAGGCTTGCTAGATCTATATCCAAGCAAACATTCAAAGATTTTGAGTGGGTTATTGTTCCAAATGGTAACGCTAATATTGACATTGAATCTTTGGCTTTTAGTCCAAGGATTATAGAATCAAAAAAACCAGATTCAAAATTGATTGGTCTTTTTAAAAAAGAAGGGTGCATGGCATCCAATGGAACTGTAGTTGTAGAAGTTGATCATGATGATGAGCTTACAGAAGATTGTTTGCAAGAATTATATAATGAATTTAATTCAAATCAAACTATTGATTTTGCATATTCAAATTGTGCAGAGATAGACCCTAATGGAAAACCATTTGTATATCACAATAGATATGGTTGGAGAAATAGACCATTTAAATATCAAGGTAAAGATCTTTTAGAGCTTATATCATTTGATCCAACTCCAGCTTCATTTTCTAAAATATGGTTTGCCCCAAATCATGTTCGTGCATGGAAAAAATCGTTCTACGAAAAAATTGGTGGTCACGATGAAACAATGGAAGTTTTAGATGATCATGATATTCTATGCAAAACATATATACAAGGCAAAGTTAAACATATAGATAAGTGCTTGTATATTTATTACAAACATAAAAACAATACTTGTTATGGCGAAAAGAATGCATTCATTCAAGAAGAAACATTAAATATTCATGACAGATATATTTATGCGTTGACTGAGAAATGGTGTGACCTTAATGGTTTGCTTAAGATAGACCTTTGCGGTGGTTTTAATCCTCCAAAGGGGTACAAGTCGATAGACATGCATAACGCAGAAATTATACACGATTTAAACAATCCTTGGCCTTTTAAAGATGGCGAAGTAGGATTGATAAGGGCACATGATGCACTTGAGCATTTAAAAGATCCGATTCATGTTATGAAAGAAGCACATAGGTGTCTTTGTCCAATGGGTTGGTTTTTAACGCAGACCCCATCCACTGATGGCAGAGGTGCTTTTCAAGACCCAACACATATAGCATTTTGGAATAGTAATAGCTTTTGGTATTACACTAAAGAAGAACAAGCAAAATATATTGGAACACCAGTAAGATTTCAAGGTAATAGAATTAAGAATTTTTACCCAACTGAATGGCATAAAACACACAATATTCTTTATGTAAAAGCAGATCTAATAAGGCTTCCAGAAAAAGATTCAAGCACAAGAGTTCCAGGAGAAGTTATGATATGAATCACATATATCATCTTCCGCAATTTGGAGAGAATTGGTTTACATATCCACATTTATATAAATCAATGGTTGAAAAGTTTTCCTCTGGAAGTAAGTTTGTAGAGGTTGGTTCATGGAAAGGAAAAAGTGCAGCTTATCTTGCCGTAGAAATTATAAATTCTAAAAAAGATATAAAATTAGATTGTGTAGACACATGGAAAGGTAGTTCTGAACATGTAGATAATGAGTATGTAAAATCAAATTCTTTATACGAATTGTTTATTGAAAACACATCTTCTTTATCTTCTATCATTAATCCAATTAAAATGGATTCTATTAGTGCATCAAAAACATATGAAGATAATTCAATAGATTTTGTTTTTATTGATGCTAATCATGAGTATATACATGTAAAAAATGATATAGAAGCATGGTTTCCTAAAGTAAAAGTAGGAGGAACTATTGCTGGACACGATTATAGAAATGGTTGGACAGATGTAGACAAAGCCGTTAATGAATTTTTTGCTGGAAAAAAGATTTTAGCTGGCGAAAGTTGTTGGGTTTACGAGAAAATTTAATGGACTTAGCATTATTAGTTCATGCATGTGACAAGTATTCTTTTGTTTTTGAAAGATTTTTAAAAGCATTTGATGTTTTTAACTTGAGCATACCATGTTATTTCTCAACAGAATCTACAGAAATAAAAAACAGTCGATTTGAAAATATAAATATAAATGAAAATATATGGTCATTAAGATTAAAAGAAGTTTTGTTTAAAATAAAAGAAAAAAACATAGTTCTTCTTCAAGAAGACTTTATAGTAAATAGTTTTAATAAAAATTTGTTTTGTGATCTTTATAAGTTTCACAATGATTATGGTTCAGACATTACTAAGACAGGTTCGTTTAAAACCTTTTCGTTGCTAAAAACTTCTGTTGAAAATATGTACGCACAAAAATATGGTTATTATTTAATGAGTCATCAACCAATAGCTATATTCAATAAAGAGTTTTTAATATCAACGCTAAATGAAAAACAAAATGCCAGTGAGCACGAAATGTATTGGTCTGAAAAAATAAAGGAAAATAGTATTTTTTGTTTTGGTAAAAATGAATTTGATCATCAAATGTTTAATCCTGTTTTTGGATATACACATGTTATAAGCAAGGGTAAGCTAATAGCTTAACCATGCCATATCTTTTCTTCTGGACCAAGCAATCTTGCTAAAGTAAATAGGAAATCGCTAAGTCTATTTATAAATACAACAATGTTTTTAAAATCTTGATGTGCTTCCATAAGTCTGACTAAATCAATTTCAACTCTTCTGCATACTGCTCTAGCCAAATGAATTTCACAATGATTGAATGGGATTATAAAATTCTTTAATGGCTTTAAACTTTTAGTCATTAAATCAATAATGTCTTCTGTTTTTTTAATGTGTTCTTCTTTTATTCTTTCTTTTCCAGTAGCCACTTCTGCACCAACTTCAAAAAGAAGATTTTGTATTTCTATTATAAATTCGTACACTTCATGGACTTTTAATTCTAAAATATACTTTTGATTAACAAATCCAATCCAAGCATTAAGCTCATCAATACTACCAAGAAGCTGTATATTAGGATTAGTTTTAGGTACTCTACCTATTTTTGGCAAAAGTGTAGTTCCGTCATCACCAGTTTTTGTATATATTTTCATTTTAAATTCTTGAATATTTTGGTTGTTAAAACGAATACTATTATATATTACTAAACTATAAGGAGGAATCAATATGAAAGTAATAATTAGAAACATGTCTGGAGAATTTTTTTGCAAACAGCCAGAAGTTGGATTAACAAATCTAAAGAAAGATGCATATGTTTTTGATTGTTATAATGAAGAACATGCAAATTTAGTATTAGAAAAAACAAAACAATTTATTTCAAACAGTGATTTAAATTTAGAAGTTATTGAAACAACACAAATAAATCTAAATGTAGAATAGGAACAACATGAAAATTAAAAAGAACAGACAAAAAAAAGCTAGAAGAATAATGATATTGGCATCTATTAGAATGTCAAAAAGTGTTGGCGTAAAATTTAATAGAATTTGTATGGAAGAAATAAGAGATGTGTATATGGATATGTTTGGCGTAGATAGTTTAACTAGAAGGTTTGATATTGCCAGTATTGTCGCTTGATTTTTCTTTTTGAAATCCGTAAGGGCAATGCTTGCAATCTTTTTTGCAACAACGACCTCTTTTTTTTAAAAAATATTCGGTTAAAACAACTTGTTTGTTTTCATCTATATAATAATCTATATCTTTTATCATTTTTTAGGCGACTTTGTTTTTATTCCAGCTTCCTTATATGCATTACGCATCTTAGGATTATCATCTATAGCAAACAACACATTTTCTTTTATGCTTTCAGCATGTCTTTTTTTAGACTCGTTTTGATCTTTAGGTCCACCGCCTATATTATTCATCATAAGTCTATTATATTTAACTCCAGCTTTCTTTAAAGACTTTACAGTCTCATCTCTATCAGATTCTGGCCTACCAGTTATAATATAAATTTTATTTTGTTTTGACAATTCATTGACATAATCAATCATTTTTTTAATTGGATATATACCATTACGCAAAATGGTGTTGTCAATATCAACAATCACCACATTGGCATTAGATAAGTACAATTGTATGTTTTCTATTATGCTCATGTTAACTTAGTGTAAGTAAATATTTTAGTTGAGAAAAAGAACTAAGCATTTCATCTCTTGCATTTAATAAATTTGTTTGTGTAGTTGAATTTACATTTTTAGGTATTTCTACAATAAGTAAGTTTTCTGCTTTAGCAATAAATGTAGTTATTTCTTGTGGAGTATTATTAGAAACTGCATAGGAATTAAATTCCCCATGTGGCATTAAGCCGTGTTCACCTTGCCATTGCTCAATAAATTCGTCAATGCTTTCAGATAAATCATCATAGGCTCTACCAAATGATTGATGTTGAGCAAAAGATTTGGTGTTCCAATGAAAAATTTTGAGTTGAGAAAGCAAAAACAAAAAATCTGCTTGAGTAATAGTAGCTTCTGTTGCTACATCAGCAGCTTTTGCAAAATAATTATGAACTTGTTTTGTGACATTTAATTTTTTCATGTTAATCTCCTTACATAAATATACACCAGCATATAAACTATAATAGTGTATGTGTATTTGAAAAGCTCATCAAAACATTGTGGTATTTTAAATGATTAAAACATATCATATAAAAATAACAATTCTTAAAAATAAAAATAAATATAAGGCTAAGATTTCAAAACATGGATATATATCAATAATTCTTTGTGCTTCTTCTGATAATCAAGCAATTGAATTATTAGAAAAAGTTATTTGTATAGGTGACAAAAGAAAGATCAAGAATAGTAAGAAAGTTAAGGATTTCGTATTGCAAAATGGCAATGGTAGTTATATGTTTGCATTGCGTATGGAGAATGTAGATAGCTATATAACAAGCTTATGATCATAAGTAACTGCGTTATCAAATTCAATAACGGTTCTTTCGCAGTTCTTTCCCCGAAGTAATCATAACACCAGGGTATGTACCCAAAGACTGCCATAGAGTAGCCAAACTCTTAACAGGTGGCACGAAAAGTTTAATTAAGAATCAACACTAAGATCGGAGTGACCCCTTCTCCACTTAGACCTGATAGAGCAAAGCACAAAAATTCTTAATTGATGTCTTGTTTGGTAGAGTTTATAGCACACTGAAAGTAAACAAAAGAACTCTGATGCTATGCTATCAGGGTAAAGAAGGGGTATTTGCAATGAAGTTTAAAGCAGACATAATACTTAAAAAGTGGGGTAGTGAAGAAACAGTAGTAAACGAATCTTTTAGAGAGGTATGCTTGAAAATATTAAAGATGGATATTTTTAAACAAACTAGTTGGCACTATCATGCTCAAAAAGAGTCCTATTTTTACATATTCTCTGGAGAGGTGTCGATACACATATCTGATGGCGATGACTTAAATTTAGCCCATATAGAGCTTTTAAAACAAGGTGATTGTATTTTTGTAGGGGCGAATCAAAGGCACATGATAACAGCCATGAAAGAGAGTGTATTACTTGAGTCATCCAGCTTTGACGATCAATTTGATAAAACTATAGTTCCTCACTAGCTATGTCGCAAAATATTTGAACTACGCTCTTCTCTATAAAGCCAAATGAGTTTAGGTGACCAACATCTTTTCCAACTATTAGGGTTATTTCCATAAATTCAGATTCAGATATATATCCAGTTGAATAAGCCTTCCTTATTATCTCTTTAAATAAAATAAATTCAGACTTATTAAAATTTACAGTATTTAAATTGAGAAAATCAATTTTGCCTTTAAAATAAGCCTTGAGTGTTTGTTGACTTTCCTTTATTCTATTTTTCATACTAACCTCTTATATCGAGAACATTATGTCAAAGAAAAACGAACCAGAAATAAATGTAAAGTTATTAATAAAAAGAAATCTCTTAGATGTAGTAGAAATAGAAAAGGCATCATCTTACACAAATGATCCAGACTTTGGCAAAATTCAAAATAATTCTGCTTGGTCTTCATCTTCTTTTACAAGTTTTGTAAGAAAAAAGAATACATTCTCTTATGTTATTTATGAAAATTCTAAAATAGTTGGCTTCATTTTGATTGAAAATGCTCCAAATGAAACAATAATAGAAAAATTAGTTGTTCATCCAAAGAACAGAAGAAATGGTTATGGAACTGCTATGATTGAGTTTTTAATTCAAAAAAAATTCAAACCAATAATTTCTGCATATTGTAGGGAAGATGACAATGATAGCATTAAATTCTATAGCAGCAAAAAGTTTAAATCGAAACTAGAAAAAAAACATTTTCCTAATGATATTGATGCTGTAAAATTTACTGTGGAGATTGATAATGAAAAATAAAGTATCTGTAAGCTGCTTGGGTTGGTGCAATAAAAGTTTTATGAGCGTTGATCCAAAAACAAATAGGTTGTGTAAAAAATGTAGTGAAAAATTAAAAAATATGACTAATGAATTTGGAAAATGGGGAACAAGAATAACGAGAGAAATTAGTAATGATTAGTTTTTTATTTAAAATTTTTCAATCTGAAAGATCTGGCAAATGGTGGACTACTCGTTGCGAACACATTAAAGACAATCCATCATGTATAGCTTGTGGTTCAAAAAAAGGCGTTCAAGTACATCATATTATACCATTTAGTGTTGATCCATCTAAAGAGTTAGTTAAAAACAATTTATGTACTCTCTGTGAACATTGCCATTTTGTATTTGGTCACTTGCACAATTATAAAAATTATAATCCAGAAGTAATTAGGGATTGCCAAGAACATTACAAAAGAGTAAAACAATTTAGAGTTAAGACTTTTCAAAGACCTATTTCTATATGGAGGACTATTATGGCTAAGTTTTTTGGTTCTATTGCTTTGGTTTTTTTAGGTTATTCAATCTATGTTAGTCATATGTATGTAGTAGAAACTAACAAAAACGCAACTGTTAAAGAACTTTTTGCTGCTGAAAATAGAATCTTGAAAGATGAAATTTATGCAGAGCGAAGCAAACCAACTTATGAAAATGGCTATAGAGATGCTATTTTAAGGGCTGGATCACCAACTGGATCTGGTGCATATCGTGATGGTTGGGAAGCTTGTGCAAAACTTTATATGGATGGCTCATGGACAAGTGGCTATCATACAGCACTTGAACAATTTGGTTGGAAGAATGAATCAACAGCATTCAAAAATTCAAATCCACAAGCTGTTTCTATGAAATAATTTTTGATGATTTGCCCTCATATTGTGTATTAGTATGGGGGTAATCATGAAAAAGAAATCACACAACAGCAAAGCTTTTGGCGAAATTTCTGGAAAATATTGGGCTTCATTAAGAAAAAACGCAAAAAAAAGAAACATACAAATAAAAGTAACAATAGAAGAAGCTTGGGAAATTTTTCTAAAACAAAACAAAAGATGTTTTTATACTGGTTTAAAAATAACTCATAAAAAATATTTAAAAAGAATTAATAATAAAGATATTTATTCTTTAGGAACAGCATCGTTAGATAGAAAAAATAGTAATCTTGACTACACTAAAGAAAATATACAATGGGTTCATAAAGATGTGAACTATATGAAAATGAACTTAAATGAAAAGTATTTCATAAAACTTTGTAAGCTTATATCTAGGAGATTCTAATGCCTTTAAAAAAATGTTCTGAAAATGGTAAAAATGGTTGGAAGTGGGGAGATCAAGGGAAGTGTTATGCTGGAAAAGAAGGTAAAAAACAAGCAATAAGACAAGGCATTTCAATTGAAGGACCAGAAAAATTTTCTAAGATAATGAAATCTCAATCACATGAAGATCTTTATTTACAACTTTCAGACGATGAGAAGCATTTAGCGGATGCACTTATTGCGTTATCTCAAAAAGTTGGACCATTAGATAAATCTGATGGTATTTGGGTAGGATACGAAAATGCAGAAAATAATGAAGTAAAAGATATTGGTGTAAAATGCGGAAACTGTGCATTACATAAATCAGAAAATGCATGTGTGATTATTGATCAAACAATAGAACCTGATGGTGCTTGCAGATTTGCAGTAATTCCAGATGGTTATATAACTTCTGCCAAAGTAAAAAAACATATAGAAGAGTACTTAAATGAAAATAATTCTAAATAATAATGAACTACTAAAGAAAAAATGTTTAAATGTTGATTTAAAAACAGGATTTAAAATTGCTAAAAGAATGGGTATGTTTTTAAATACATTAAAGAAAAAAACAAAAAATAGAATAGTTGGTTTAGCAGCTAATCAAATTGGTATAGATGCATGTGTATCTATTGTTTTAAAAAATAATAAACCTTTTGTTTTAATAAATCCAAAAATCATTGCTTTTTCTGATGTTAGAATTAGAAATAAAGAACAGTGTTTAAGTTATCCAGATGTTGAATTAGATATATATAGACATATGTGGGTTGAAGTTTATTGTGATAATCATAAAGAAACAATTTTTTTTGGTAATGTTTCTCTTGAAAGTGATCCTATTAAAAATCTTGAGAGTGCAGTTGTTCAGCATGAAATAGCACACTTGCATGGTTTAACATTTTATGACTTCCAATGGAACAATGCACCAACACCAGCGGAGTGGAATTAATATGCAAACTCATTACACAAAAAATAAATTGATTGGAAATGAAAGATTTTCTAGTGAACTAGATAGTCTTATATATCAGAACATACCTTCTGACTATTTAATACCAGAAGAGATGCTTTTTGAAAAAATACAGAAAGATATACTTAAAGAGTTTTCTCACAATAAATATTCATCTAGAGAAATAAATGATAGTTTAAAAAACATGATTCAAAAAAAACAAATAAAAGAATTATATGGAACAAAACTATCCAAATACATTTCTATACAGTAAAGGTTTTAAAAATATTATTATAATAATATTGTCGTTTTTATTAATGTATTTAATATTGCATTACATATTAGCGGATTTAATGCATAACAGTAATTGTAAGTGTGTAGATACTGCTGATTAAGGGGTATTTAAGTATGGGTTAATATTTCTCTTTGGAGATTTCCCATGACAACTTACTTTGAGGTTTGGGGAGTGGTTCCAGGAGGAAAGAATAGGATTAAAATAGCTGAGTATGAAGAAAAATATTGGCAAAGAGCAGAGAAAAAAGCTGTTTTTTTAGAAGAAAATGAATATACAAAAATTGTAATTTATGAAAAAACAAGATCAAATGTTATTGATAAAGACAATCGTTTTCTGTAGTATGACCAAGGAATAAAAGGAGGACACAATGAATATCAATTTTTCTGCCCCAATCAATCAGCTTGGATATGGTGTTGTTGGAACAAATCTTCTTGTTGAACTTTCAAAATCACACAATCTTTCTTTGTGGCCAATTGGTCCAATTGATTGTGAAGAAAAAATAATTCCAATTGCTAAAGCTAGTTTGAAAAATGCTTTATCGTTTGATTACGATGCACCAAGCTTTAGGTTGTGGCATCAATGGGATATGGCATTAGGTGCTGGTCGTGGTAAAAAATATGGAATGACTTTTTTTGAAATGGATAACATAAAAGACAATGAAAGACATAACCTTAATTTTTTAGATAAAATTTTTGTTTGTTCTGATTGGGCAAAACAAATAATTGTTAAATCTGGAATACATGAATCTAAAGTAAAAGTAATTAGGCTTGGTGTCGATAAATCAATTTTTAAACAATCTGAACCAGACAATGTTAAAACAACAAGAATATTGAGCATAGGCAAATGGGAAATAAGAAAGGGTCATGATTTAATACTTGATGTACTAGAAAGAACATTTGATGTTGATGACGATTTTAAATTAATAATGTGTTGTTCTAATCCATTTCTTTCGCAAGAAGAACAAGATCAATGGATTTCATATTATGAAAAAAGTAAGTTTTTTGACAAAATAGTTGTGCTAAAGAATAGATTAAAAACACAAAACGAAGTTTATGATCTTATGAAAAAAAGCGATATAGGCATATTCCCTTATCGTGCAGAAGCTTGGAATTTAGAATTAGCAGAAATGTTATCTATAGGCAAAAACTGTATAGCTACAAATTACTCAGGACCAACTGAATATGGTATTGAGTCTGGTTGTTATTTGATTAATCCAGATGGAATAGAACCAGCAAATGATTCAAAATGGTTTGATGGTAGTGGTTCTTGGGCAAAGCTGGAAGAAAACTATATAAACAATTTTTCTAATCAATTAAAAGAATTGCATATTAAAAAACAAAATAACAATTTAAAAACAAATATTTCTGGAATAGAATTTTTTAAACAGAATACATGGGAAAGTTCTTGCGAAACAATAATTCGAGAAATTTCATTATGAAAATAAAAATATCATTTCTTGTATGTGCAAGAGGAATAAACAAAGAGCCAGTCATTGCAATACAAAAAAACAAAAACAATAATGAATTACCAACATTTAATTTTAATAGAGAAGATTCAAATATAGATTTATTTGTTATAGATAAATTTAAAGAATTGACTTCTTTTGATGCAAAATTTAAAGATATTGAAGGATGGGTAAATTTATTTATTTGTGGAACAATGATTGATTTAAATTCTTCATCTATAGTTTATGCTTGTTATTTACAAGATTCATTTGAAAAAGAAAACATTGAGTGGAAAACTATTTCTTCTGTTTTAGAAAACAAAATATTTGAAAGTAAATACACTCAAGAAGTTATATCTTGCTTTAACTATTTTTCGAGATAACATGATAAACGCAAAAATATATTTTGAATTAATTGACAATGAAATAAACTCAATAGTTCAAATTCCAGAAGATCTTACTTCTGAAGAACAAATGATATTTGCAGAAAGATTTTCAGTCTTAATTGGTATGATACAAAGCGGAAGTTTATTCCCATCTATATTTCAGTCAGTTGTAGAAGCTGGCATATTAACAGAACAAAAAGCATTGTCTGAATTAATAATAAAAAAAGTACTTGAAAGTTTTTCTGTTGATTCTGAAAAAATTCCCCTTGTTTCGCCTAGTGAAGCTTTTCTATTTAGAGAGACAAAATGATTGATTGCAGAATAATTGCTGATTCTATAAGTGAATCTAAAAAAAGAATAACTACTTTTGTTTGTACTTTCCCAAGGTTTATACTTGCTGAGTTTAACACACATAGAGTTTTCTCTAGAAATGCTGCTAGTTCTAGAGCCATACCCTCTAAAAAGTTTATTGATCAAATAAATAATCATCCAGCAATGCCAATTCATTGGGGCAAAGAACAATCTGGAATGCAAGCTAGATCTGAACTTTCACCTTCAGACATTCCTGTTGCTCAAGAAATTTGGCTTCAAGCTAGAGATAAAATGATACATTGTGCTAAAGAAATGATGTCTATAGGTGTTCATAAGCAAATAGTTAACAGGCTTCTTGAACCTTGGTTTAATGTTACTGTAATTCTTACAGCTACAGAGTTTGATAATTTTTTTAAATTAAGGTGTCATAAAGATGCACAACCAGAAATACAAGATCTTGCATTAAAAATGAAAGATTGTTTAAAAGAATCAACTCCAAAAGCTATAAACTTTGGTGATTGGCATATACCATTTGGTGACAGGTTTATTGACGAAAAACTTTCTATTCAAGAAAAACTTAAAATTTGTGTAGCACGATGTGCTAGGGTTAGTTATTTAAATTTTGATGGCGTGATAGATCACCAAAAAGACTATGATCTTCATGATGTTCTTGCAAAAGAAGGTCATTGGAGTCCATTTGAACATTGTGCTTCCCCATCTGCAAATCCTTGGGAATATTCTGGAAATTTTATGGGTTGGCATCAGTATAGGAAGTCATTTGAAAATGAACAAAAAAATATCATGGCTTAAATGGGAAGATCCATTTTTCCCAAAAGAAAACCCATACTCTGTTGACGACAATGAAATACAATCACAGAAAGATAGTTTTTTTGATAAAGATAAGGATGAAGAACCAGACAGGCATATGAGAGTTATTCTTGGTCCATATGGAACAATACCAATAAACGAAAACGCAATAACTAGTAAGCTTTATAAAATGTGGGTAGGTCATTGTAATTTTGATATAACTAGAAATATCATGAGAACAATTGAAGAAGTTGAAGGAGTAGAAATACTTAGAGTGTGGACAAGATATAGATTCTGGATAGGTTTTGGCAATCTTTTCGATGACATTGAAATTCAAAAAAATATAGAAGAAGCAATAAGTCCAACTAAGAAAAAACCTAAAAATGTTTCTATCAATGCACTTTCTAAAGTTTTAAATAAAAAATACAAAAATTGGATTATATATTCTTTAAAAAATGGAGAAATAAAAACATTTGGCAGCGAACAACTTGACGATGTTTTAAATGTAGAAATTCAAAATAAAGACTCTATAACACTTGCTTCCAGTTGGAGCAATGACTACAATTGAATAATCGGCTTTTTTACTTTTCAAACAGGAGATTATCATGAGCGATGTTAAAACTGCAATTAGTCCAGAACAAGTTCAAAAAACAATGTCTATTGTTATTTCAACTTTAAAGTTTGTTTCGACAATTATTCCAGGCGAAGCAGACGATAAAATTGTTGATGTTGTTTCTTCACTAGCACAAGAACCTTGGGTTATTCCAGCAATTACATTTTTGATTAATAAGTTTGATAATACAAAACCAATTACTTCTGAAGATTTCTTACTTGCTATAAAAGTAGCAAAAAATGAGGCTTAATCATGTTTAAAAAAACTTTGTTGTTTTTGTTGGTATTTTGCAATATTGCTTTTGCAGAAAACTTTATTGTTCCAGAACAAAAAATTGTTGGAGCAGAACTTCCTATTCCATTAGGTGAGCTTGTAGACTTATCTATAAGTCCAGTTCAATCTGCACCAAAGTTTTTAGTTTCAACTACATATGCATGGAAAGTTTTTGATGGATACACAGAAAAACGAATTCGCAACTATGAAAATGGCGTTTTCTTTGGTTCTGGTATACAAGCAAAAAAACTTAAGGTTATTGTTGCAATAACTCACTTGTATGTAGTTAAAGAGAATGAAAAACTTTTAGAGGCAGCTACTAGAACTAACTTTATTTCAACAGATGTTTTTATTGGAGAACCAGAACCTGAGACTCCAGTAGAACCAGAACCAGAACCAGAATTTGGAGAATCAAAATACCAACTTTCTAAATTTGTTTATGATGGCGTTAAAAATATTAAGCTTTCAAAAACAGATAAAATAAAACAATCTACTGCTATTGCATCATCCTTTGATGGTATTGCTGCTGCTATTGCTGCTGGAACAATAGCGACACTTGAAGATATACTAAAGAAAACAGCAGAATCAAATAGATTTGCACTAACTAAATCTGGTGGAGATAGAACAAAATGGGAACCTTTATTTACAGAAATACAAGAAAAACTTTTTGATCTATATAAAACTAGCAAGATGCAAACTAAAGAAGATTTTGCTATTGCGTGGAGAGAAATATCTTCTGGACTTAAACTAGTAAAATAGGTGAAACATGTCTGAATTATCAAAACTTAATGGTTGGGCAGGAAAAGACAATCCTTCGCTTGTTGAAAGTGAATTTAATTTAATTAAAGATGGTGGATCATTTAAAGACTTTAATGTTTATGGCAAAAGCCAAGACACTAAAGGCAAAAAAATGATGCTGTACGAAGTTGTTCGTAAAGTTCTTGGTAAAGATACTCCTAATTACGGACAAGAAATTGGTGACTGCGTAAGTTTTGGTGCTAAAAATGCAGTCGAATATTTAATGGCTACTGAAAAGCTTATGAAGGGCGATAACGAAAAGTTTGAATTTGTATTTCCACCATATCTTTATGGAACAGGAAGAGTTCTTATTGGTCGTGGAAGACTTAATGGTGAAGATGGTTCTCTTGGTAGCTGGATGGCAGATGCTGTTATTAAGTATGGGGTTCTTCGTAGTAGTTTTGATGGTCTTCCTAAGTATGCTGGAAGCGTAGCTAAAAAATGGGGTGATACGCCAGGACCAGATAAAAAGTTTATTGAAGAAGGAACTAAGCACCCAGTAAAATCTGCTGCCCAAATTAAAAGTTGGGATCAATTAGTAGAGGCTATTGTCAATGGCTATCCTTGCACAACTGCTAGCGATGTTGGCTATACCATGACACCAGCAAACGATGGTTTTCATCGTCAAACAGACAATTGGGGGCATCAAATGTGTTTTGTAGGTGTTGATGATAGGGCTAATGATCCATATGCTATTATTGTTAATAGTTGGGGCGATGCTCACGGAGAACTTAAGGACTTTGATACTGGTGAAGCCCTTCCTATTGGCACTCTTAGGGTTAGAAAGAAAGATGCTGAAAAACATATTAGGCAAGGTGAAACATTTGCTTATAGTAATTTTGATGGATTTCCAGAACAGTTGATAGACAAAAAATTATTCATGCTTATTTAGAAGGATTTAATATGACAGATAAAACTGAAGGTTTGCAATATGGAAAACCTGACAAGGATGATCCAAGAAAAACTCCAGCAAAACCAGAAGAAAAAAAAAGGGGTTCTAAAAAAAACCCAAAAGACTCTGCAAATAAACCAAATAAAAGCATAGAGCTATCTTCAGAAACAGAAGATAAAATTAAAGTTTTAATGCAGAAACACAATGAAAAAGATCCAGAATTTAAAGCCAACATGGGTCAATTGAAATCTGTTTTTAGAAGAGGTGCTGGAGCATTCTCTACTAGTCATGCACCAAACATGAATAGAACAGGATGGGGATTGGCTAGAGTTAGAGCTTTTTTATATTTGCTTCGCAATAAAATACCATCTAATCCTAATTATAAACAAGATAATGATTTGTTGCCAGATGGTCATCCCAAAAAAACAAAAAATACAAAAAAATCTTCAGTAGCTTTTTGTGATTTTGAATCAACTTATTTATACGAAGAAATTGATTATTCAGAATTTTTAAATTCCATTAAAGATATAATAGTTAAAAGTAAAGCTTCTTCAGATATTGAAAATTATTTTAGTAAATCCGCTGAAACTTATGATGCTCCACAATCAGCAAGAAATAATGCAAGAAAAGTTTTAGAATGGAAAGAAAAGTACGGAAAAGAATGCAAAGGAATGACTGCTGTTGGTTGGGCAAGAGCAAGAGACTTAGCTGGCAATGCCATGTTATCTGCTGATACAGTTAAAAGAATGTCTCAATTCAATAGACACGGATCTAATTATGAAAAAGCAAAATCTAAACCAGAATATAAAACTAAACCTTGGAGTATTCCAGCGGTGGTTGCATGGTTAGGTTGGGGTGGAACATCTGGTATTGAATGGGCAATGAGAACAAGTGAATCTATTCTAAAGAAGAAGAAACAATAATGTTAAATCTAATTCTTTTTTTGTTGTTTGATCAGACTATAAGCAAAGAACAATTTGTTTTGATAGAAAAAGATTCTATTTCATTTTCTAAGCTTATAGATCAATTGTCAAAACCAAAACCAAAAATAGCATCACCAGTAATCATAAATGCAAATCAAGAAGAATGTTTTACTTGACGGAGAAGAAAATAATGCGGTCGCATAAAAAAATACAAGAAATATTAGAAAAATCAGAAACAATTAAAAAGTATGATGCTGTTGGTATCTTAACAATAATTATGATTGTTAGTCTTATATTTGAAGGAATAAAAATAATACAGTACTGTAAATCATCTAAAGTAACAGCATTAATAATAAAAAAAGGTGGTCCAATTGTAAGAATGTTTATTAGAAAAAATCTATACAATAAAATAATCAAAGCAAATGTTCCAGAGAACGATGCTAAAATAATATCTGATACAATAGTTCAGCTTATACAATCTTTGTCTGTAAGCGAAATAGTAAATCTTTTAGAGTTAGTTTATGCCGAATCCAAAAGTTAGTTGTTATTGCCCAACTTATGGAAGAACAACTTTTTTAGAAGAAGCTATTTATAGTTTTTTAAATCAAGATTATGATGGTGAAAAAGAATTAATAATATTAAATGATCTTGAAGAACAAACACTTTTTTTTGATCATCCAGAAGTAAAAATAATAAACTCTAAAGAAAGAATAATTCCTATTGGTAAAAAATTTAACAAATGCATTTCGTATTGCTCTGGAGAATACATTTTTGTTTGGGATGATGACGATATATTCTTACCTTGGAAAATATCTTTTTCAATTAAAAATATAAGTTCTAATGGAATATTTCATACAAACGATGGTTTTTTTGAAGAAGAAACAAAAAAATTGTCTATATCTCAAAACATGTTTCACTCAAATTTATGTATGCATAAAAAGTGTTGGGAAAAAATTGGTAATTATATTGAACTAGATATTACATCATTAGATGCTTATCTTTTTGAAAAAATAAATAAAATATATGGTAGAACTTCTAAGAAAATAACTGAAGAAGAAATATTTTACATATACAGATGGTCAACACTAAAAACCTATCACATGTCATTTTATAAAGAAAATGTAAGTTTAAAAACACAAGAAGTAGTAAAACAAAAAATATTAAATAATTTAGAACCAATTGGTAACATTATACTTAAACCTCATTGGAAATACGACTATTTAGAAGCAAGAAACATTTGTTTAAAAAATAAAAAATAGACTATTGTCATACCAAAAAAAATAAGTAAGAATCTCTTCTGTCTTATCATTGTTGTGGGTGTATTTATATCCGCTGGTAATCGCCAGTATTACATACCTTTAGAGTTCTGCTTATCCTTGCGGTCAGCATGGAAGATGGAGTTTTTATGTCTATTAAAGAATTGCAAAAATATACTGCTGTTTCTAAGTACGCTAGATGGATAGAGTCTGAAAAAAGAAGAGAAACTTGGGAAGAAAGTGTGGATAGAATAAAAGATATGATGATTGAAGTTAATCCTTCCTTGCGTGAAGATATTGAAAAAAATTATGGAATGATTAAAGATCAAAAAATATTAGGTTCACAAAGAGCATTGCAGTTTGGTGGTAAGCCAATCCTTAAGCATAATGCAAGGATATTCAATTGTTCTGCTAGTTATTGCGATAGATTAAGGTTTTTCCAAGAGTGTTTTTACCTACTGCTTTGTGGCTCTGGAACTGGCTTTAGTGTACAAAAACACCATGTTGAATTATTGCCCAAATTTTCATCTGCTAGACTAGATCCAGAAACATGTTGTTATCAACATCTTGTTCATAGAGTTGAAGATTCAATTGAAGGTTGGGCAGATGCTCTTGGTGTTCTTCTTTCTTCATATTTTGAAACTCCAATAAAAGAGTTTGAAAAATACAAAAATATTGAAGTTGCATTTAGTTATGCAGACATAAGAGAAAAAGGTTCTCCTTTAGGTTGTGGTATAGGCAATGCTCCTGGCCATGAACCACTAGAAAAAGCTTTAGAAAAGACTAGGGCTTTACTTAATAGATGTCTTGCAAATGGGCAGACACAATTAAGAACAATAGATGCATTTGATATAGTTATGTTTGCTGCTGATGCAGTTATCTCTGGCGGTGTTCGTAGATCTGCAACTATAGCTTTGTTTTCTGCTGATGACGAACTAATGATTAATGCAAAGACTGGTGATTGGTATTTTACTAATCCACAAAGAGCTAGGGCAAATATCTCTGCATTACTTCATAGAAAATACACTTCCAAAAAAGTATTTGAAAATCTATTTAAAGCAACAAAAGAGTTTGGTGAGCCAGGATTTTTCTTTGCTGATTTTTACGATGTCTTATGCAATCCATGCTGTGAAATATCATGGATAACTAGGCACTTTTACAAGAAGGGCAGTCCAGAACTGGCCGAAGCTTTGTCATTATATGAAGGACCAATAACAACAAAAGAGTCATGCAAAGATGATATGCCAGAAGATGAGGTCGGTCTTTCTGGTTGGGGATTCTGCAATTTATCAACCATTAATGGAAAAACAATAACTTCAGAAGAAGACTTCTACGAAAGATGTGCTGCTGCTGCGTTTATTGGTACATTACAAGCATCTTTTACCAATTTTCCATACTTGGGTCATGTTACAGAACTTATCGCTCGTAAAGAGGCATTATTGGGCGTTTCAATTAATGGTATGCAGCATCATCCAAAAATATTACTAAATCCAGAAATTCAGCAGAAAGGTGCTGAAATAATAAAAAACATAAATAAAAAGTACGCATCTATTTTAAACATAAACCCTGCTGCTAGAACGACTTGTGTCAAACCAGAAGGTAATTCTGCTGCACTATTAGGTTCAACATCAGGCATTCATCCAGATCATAGCAAGAGGTATTTCCGTATTGTCCAAGCTAATCAGCTTGAATCTCCTTATCAATACTTTAAAACCATCAATCCCCAAGCTTGCGAAGAGTCTGTATGGTCATCTAACAAGACAGATGATTGTATAAGGTTTTGTGTGCAAACCCAAGATGGAACAGTACTTAAGGAAGAAATAGATGCTATATCTATGCTAGACAATGTTGTGTCAACCTATAAGAATTGGGTAGTGTCTGGTAAAAATCCAGATCTTTGCATTAGAAAAGAACTAAATCATAATGTGTCTAATACAATACATGTACAAGATGATGAGTGGGATAAGGTAAAAGATTATATTTATGATCATCGTGCAGATCTTGCTGGAATATCACTTATAGCTGCTACTGGAGATAAAGATTACAATCAAGCTCCATTCACAGCAGTTTATTCAATTGAAGAACAAATAAAAAATTGGGGTTTTGAAGCTACATCTAGTGCTTATGAAATTTACCCAAAATTTTCTGAATATAACTTTAACTCTTTATGGGATGCGTGTTCTTGTGTTCTTGGTTATTTTGAACCAAAAGACAGCAAACAAGAAGAGTGGAAAAAATTAATTAAAACATATTCTGATCAGTGTTTTAGTTCTAATATAAAGTATGCCACTTATGCACTTAAAGATGCATACAATTTAGACTTATGGAATAAACTTATAGATAGTTATTCAGAAGTAAATTATTTAAATGTATTGGAAGAAAAATCTACAATAAATATACAAGGCGAACTAGCTTGTGCTGGCGGTGCGTGTTTAGTATGATAAGAACCAGTTTGAAAAGATCAAAAAGGTGTTCTTGTAGGATTAAGAAGATTAAAAAGGAAAAAAGGAAAAATGTCAAAAAGAGGAACCCTTAAGGCATTTGGTGCTCCATTTAACATTGAACATTCAAGCTGTTCAAACATTAAACCAACACTATTTGATTGGACAAAACAAGATTCAGACATAGAAGTCTTTATAGACTATTCTATAATTCAAGAATCTTTTTCCGTTCCAAAAAAACAATCTGTACTTAGAGTTGGTTGGTTATGTGAATCCACTACTATTTATGGCAACCTTTACGAATACATAAAATATAATTATAAGCATATATTCTCTTCTTTAGATTTTATTTTTACATCTGATAAATATCTTTTGTCATTAGATTCAAGATTTAAATTTGCTTACTCTTGCAGCAACATACCTTGGACACCAAGAGATCTTTGGGGTATTTACCCAAAAACAAAAATGTGTTCAATGATTTGCTCCAACAAAAAATCATGCAAAGAACATCTGTATAGACATTCTGTTGCTCAAATATATAAAGATAAAATTGATATCTATGGTGGTGCTTTTGATTCTCCACTCACTGGAGAAAGATTTGATAATTTTTATAAAAAAGAAAATGCATTAAAAGATTATATGTTTTCTATAGTAATACAAAATAATTTTAATTCTTATTTTTTTGCTGAATTACTAACTGATTGTTTTGCTTACGGAACAATACCAATATACTTAGGCACTCCCGAAATAGGAAACTTTTTTGATGAAAAAGGAATAATACAATACACAGGCGGGTTTGATATTGGTACTTTAAGCGAAGAATTGTATAATAGTAAAATGGATGCAATTAATAACAATCTAGAAAAAATAAAATTAATGCCTATGTCTGATGACTATCTATATGAACAATGCACTAATATATATAGAGGTAATTATGAATGAGTCATTTCAAAATGGTGATGTTGTTTGCTTAAAATCTGGAAGTATGCCAATGACTGTTGTTAATACAAATAAAGAGACTAATGAAATTTTAGTTGCTTATTTTGATTTAGATGCCAATGTTATGCGTGATGGCTTTCCACCAGAAGCACTTGAGTTTACTCATGATTCTTGGAAAATGAAATATTGCGTTGATTTACATGATGACGAAGACGAAGAAGAAGAGAATGGATTTTAATATGCCAACCTATGAATACACATGTGAAAATTGCAACGCTTCAACAGAACAGTTTCGTACCTTTGCAGAAGGTCATTTAGAAAAATGCCCTAGTTGTAAAAAAAATAAATTGGTTCAAGTATTTTCTGGTGGCATAATTAGTTATGTTAAAGGTGGAGAAACACTAGGCCAAATAAGCGAACAAAATTTTAAAAGAGAAGGTGGAAAAATAAAAGAAAAGATTGCAAAAGAAAAAGAAGAAGCAGATAATAAGCTTCCTTGGTGGAGGTCTGGAAAAGTAAAGGGTCTTGAAAAACAAGACAAAATATTAAATGTTGATAAGATTAAGAACATCAGGAAATACATAGACAAAGGAGAAAAAAAATGAGCAAGTTAAAGCAAGAAGACGAAAAAGAAAAGCCAAAAGAAGGTTTGGTAGATGGTGGACATGTAATTATAAAGTGCAGTAATTGCAATAAGCCATTAGTAGATGTTCTGATTGTAAAACCAAACGAAAAGAAAAGTGATGGAACGCCATTTATTTGGAAGTGTGTAGCAGAATGTTGTTACTGTAGCGATAAAAGTTTTATTACAGAAATAAAAGGAATATTTCGTGCTGCTGGATTCATTGTTGAAGATAAAGAAAATCCAGAACATTATACTGAAATTACAAATTTAGATGATATTGTAATTGATGAAGATAATATTTTATTTAAAACATCTAGGAGAAAATAATGGAAATTTATGACGATCCAGAAATAAAGTCATACGGATATGACAAAGATGCAAATGATATAGATCCAAATGAGCCTTTTTGTTTAGCCAAAAAATCATTAGACATAACTAATAATACTTATTCTTATTGGGTTAAAATGTGTCTTTCGTCTTTTAGTCCAAGCAAATTATTTGATCCAGAAACAGATCTTGTTGAAGAACTAAGAAGGTTTGACAACTATACTGGCAAAAACAAATACCACTACAGAAAAGTTAGTGAAGAATGTTTTAATCATTATATTTCATATCTTACAACAAAAAAAACATCTTTTATTAGAAACGCAGACAGGAGTGCTATAGCATGAAAAATAAAAAGTTTGTTATTGACGAAGTTAAAGAGTTTTATATAAAGTCAAACTCTAACTTACAAACAATTGAATCTATAGCAGAAAAAGTTGGTGCTAAGATTGAAGACATTCAAGAACTATATAATGCTTCAAAAACTAAAGCATCTAATGCGTTTCAAATCTATAGCGGAACAGTTTCTATGACTGAAAAACAAGGCGTTGCAGATGACAATAATTCTAAAAAAGATAATATTAACCATGAATTCTTAGATAGATATAAGAATACAAGGCATAAAATATGATTTGCACTAAAGAAGACGATTTTATTTTTGAAAAGCCTAGATGGATAGCTGTACTATCTGATGGTACAAAAGTTTATCAAGATGATGATAGGCCAAATTCAGAAATAAACTCTGCTTGGATTAGATTAAAAAAGCACATAATTACTACTGGATTAAAAATTACAAAGTTTTACTTTCAGTTTAGATCTAATTTTTTTGAACCTTTTCCAGAAAACGCACAAGGTTATTATTTTTCAAATGGGGTAATTGGACAGTTATCATCTGACTATTCTATAAATCTTTTTGTTTCTGGCGAAATAATTGGCAATGTTGCACGAATAAAGAGTATAAAGGTTCCTGAGTTAATAGTAATAAATGAAGAAGATAGGATCTTAGAAAATCTTTCTATAGATCCAGTAATAATGAATGATTAATTATGGCAAAACAACGAAGTGATGATAGCAAATACGAATCCAGACATGGTGGTGGTTGGATTACTCCAGCACAATTCTTAGCTGAAGTTATGTGTGAAAGAACAGCCAAAGAAAATTTAGAAGAATTACCTATTAAATTTTGGAACAAACCAAGATGGAAAAAGGAATTCTTTAAACAACTGAATTTGGCTAATATAATCTTAAAAGATCATGATGCAGCAATTGTATCTAAAGCACTTAGATCTAAAGAAGGCAAAAATATATTTTCATTAGGTGCTCCTTGGCTTAAGAAGTTAATTATTTTGGAAGAAAAAAGCTTTAAAGAAATTTCAAGCTTGACTGAATCAAAAGAAGCTGTAGAACTTCCAATTAGAAAAACCTTTCAGCAATCTAAATCTTTAATTAAAAGAATAAAGGAACTAGACAATGAGTGACAATCTTGAAAAAATTCTAAAAGAAGTAGATAAACAATATGGCAAAGGAATTGCTATAAATGCTAATGACTTATTAGATGAAGAAAAACATGTAATACCTTTATCTCCAGCACTAAACTTGGGTTTGCATGGTGGAATACCAGAAGGTTCTTGGATCACATGCTCTGGACACCCAAAAAGTGGGAAAGAACAACCTGTCTCTGCCATAGTTTATACAGCTAATGGTCCAAAAAGAATTGGCGATATTACATATGGAGAAATAATTTGTTGCCCAAACGGAACAACATCTATGGTTTGTGGTATTTATCCACAAGGGGTAAAAGATGTTTATACAGTAACATTTTCAGATGGTTCAACAGCAGAGTGTGGGGAAAATCATTTATGGAATATAAAAACCAGAGAACAAGAATCTTATAAAACTGTAATGTTAAAAGATTTTATGAATAAAATATATATAGGTAAAGGCACTAAGGCTAAATATTCAATACCAATAACAGCACCAGTAAAATTTAACCAAATTAAAATTCCAATAAACCCATTTGTATTTGGTGCTTTGCTTACTGTTGGATTTTTTAACAAAAAAATTACTGCATTGATTGAGAATGAAAAACTGCTTGATCGAATTTGTAGTTTAATGAATGGAACTGGAATATCTTATGCTAAAGAAGAAAAACAATTAACAATAAATGTACATGATGAATTAAAAGAATTGGGTCTTTTTGGGAAAAAAACATCTAAAAAATTTATACCCCCAAACTATTTATACAATTCAGTAGAAAATAGAATGTCTTTATTGCAAGGAATACTCAGCTTTGCACATATAACAAAAACAGAAACTCCAATTCTTACAATATCATCAAAGCAATTTGCTGAAGATTTTAGGTTGTTGGTTCAATCTTTAGGTGGAATATGCCTGATATCTAGACACAAAAATAATGAAGAAAACTTTATTTATTATTGTTCTGTTATTATTAAAAATAAAAAAAAGCTGCTTGAATTTAAAAAAGAAAAATTTAAAAAGAAAGATGTAAAAAATAACATATCTAGAAAAATAATATCTGTAGTAAAAACAAGAAGAGAACAAAGTGTTTGTATCTCAGTTAGAGATAAAAGCGGTTTGTATTTAACAGACAATTTTGTTGTAACTCATAACACGCTTACCTCACTATCTTTTGCTGCTCAATGTCAAAAACCAGAGAATGGTTCTAGACATGTGTATTATCTAAACATTGAGGGTCGATTAAAGCCTATGAATCTAAGGGGCATAGCTGGCTTAGATTTGAACAAGATGACAATCTATAGATCTACTCAAGAAAAGATTCTTACCGCAAAGGACTACTTAAATTTGGCTTTTAAAGCCATCAATACTCATCCAGGCAGTTTAATCATCATAGATAGCGTTTCTGCTCTATGTGATGAGAAGGAAATGGATCAAGGTATTGGCTATGAGAATAGAGGGGCTGGTAATAAGCTTTTTGCTGGTTTTTGTAGACAAGCAGCTAATATAGTACCAGTACAAAACTGTATGGTTTGGGCGATTATGCATTTAACTCAATCTCAAGGTATGTATGGTGGTTATACAGAAAAAGGTTCTAGAACATTGCAATATCAAGCAGATGTTCAAATGAGAGTAAAATCTGATAAACCTTGGACTGTTGGCGGTGAAGGAAAAGACAAGCAAATTGGCCAGCAAGTGCATTGGCTAATTGAATCTTGTTCTTTAGGATCACCAGGAATGGAAGTAGATAGCTATATAAGATATGGCATTGGGATAGATAATACATATGAAGCAATAAATTTGGGTTGTCAGCTTGGACTTATAAATAAAGCTGGAGCTTGGATGACATTAGATTTTATGGAAAGACATCTTAAGTTATTAAAATCTGAAGCTTGGGATGATGCCACTATAAAAATGGTTAAAACTCAAGGTGCAGAAAAAATGTATAAATTATTGTTAGAAAATCCAAAGTGGATTGCTGCTTTAGAAAAAGAAATTAAGGCTATTATATCGTGAAAGTAATAGGTCTTGATGGTAAAACTTACTCTTGGACTTCTGGCAATGTTCCAGATCACGATGATTCTAAACCTAGATCTTCATTGCATTTATTGGCTAGGTCTATACTTAAAGCAATGTATCCAATGGATAGAATTTTAGAAGAAGCAACTTTGCCTGGTTCTGGAGGTCTAACCGCAGATTTTTGGTTGCCATTAAGAAAAACAATAGTTGAAGTTCATGGGGAACAACACTACAAATTCATACCTTTTTTTCATAATACAATGTTGAACTTTTATCATTCCAAAAAAAATGATAAGAATAAAATAGAGTGGTGTGAAAAAAATAACATTTACCTTATAGAGTTACCATTCAATGAATCAGAACAACAATGGCGAAAAAGAATTGAAGGTTAGCGAAGAAGAAAAATTTGATTCTCTTTTAGATAGCTATGAAAATTCAATAGGTTTATCCTCAATCCCTAAAGATTTAGAATTTACTTGTATGAAATACTTATATCTATCTCAAGAAGAATTAAAAAAAATGACTTCTGAAGATTGTGCAGAAGCGTGTGTTCTATTAAACAGTTTTTCTTTTCATTTATCTAGAATGCTAAACAGAGAAAAAGCGAAATTAAGATGGTGCAATGAAAAGATATTAAAGGCTGTTTCATCTAAGCTTACAGATTATAGATACTTTTCTCCAGATGAAAGAATGGCATTGTCAGTTAAAGATGATGATTATGCACAAAAAGTAAAAATGCTTGCAGTAAAAATACAAGCAAGGATAGACAGAACAGAGTATTTGCCTATAAGGGTAGAGAAGGTTTCTGATACATTTTCTAATCTTTCTTATAATAAAAGGAAAAACAATGAGCGTAATATCTAAATTAAAAGAAGCAATACAAAAAAGTGATTGGGCATTAGTAGATGAAGTATTGCAGGATTTGGCTGGCGTTGTAGTAATTAATAATAAAAAAGAAAAAATAGTTGAACAAAAAAAAGAAGTTGTTGTTGAAACAATTAGAAACGATGATATTCAATTGAATAAATTTATGGTGAATACGAATAATACTAAAGCAAAGACAAAAGAATCAGTTGCTAGGCCAGTATTTGAAAATAAATTTGTAGATGATCAAACTTTAGAATGTTCTTTTATTGAAGAGCAATCTAAAGAGCTACAACCTAAAAAATACAGAAGGCCAGTAGATGAATCTTCTGGATTTCAAAGCGTTAATTGTACAAAATGTTCCAATACTATGGAAATAACCTCAGAGGAATATGCATTTAAGTCTAGGGATAATGAGTCTTCTGGATTTATATGCGTTCCTTGCATGAAAAAAGCGGTGAGAAGATGATAGATGTTGGTGCAGAAAGGGTAGTCTTAGCTGGACTTTTTCAGAAAGGCTATGACTGTTTTATTGAAGTTGCAGATATTATCGATGAAAACTGTTTTTCTAGCGATGATAATGCTGCTATATTCAAATGTTTCTCAAAAATTATTACTGATAAGAATTCAAGAGTAGATATACCAACAGTTATTTCTACTGCTGAATCTTTAAACTTATCACAATTCTTTAAGACATCAGAACAAGCAAAGTATTTAAGATCATTAACTAGCTTTCCAGTTGAGTTAGTCAATGCCAGAAAAAGTGCAGCAAAACTTAAGAAGTTGAGTATTGCTAAAAACCTATCTTTAAATCTAATTAATGGTGCAAATACACTTGAAAATGTTACTGGTGATGAGCCTATAAGTCATATTATTTCTATTGCGGAATCATGTGTTTTGGATGCAACATTTAAGATTTCAAACTCCGAAGACCCAAATCCCAAGTTAATGAGCGATGGCATAGAAGAGTATGTTGAATATTTAGAGTCAAACCCAATTTCACAGTTGGGTATTTCGTCTGGATTCAAAGCATATGATATGGCTATTGGTGGTGGGTTTAGGCCAGGAACAGTGAATCTTATTGGTGCTAGAATGAAAACTGGCAAAAGCTTTTTTGCTGATAATGTTGGTATTAGCGTATCATCAAACAATATTCCAGTTTTGATGCTTGATACAGAAATGACAGAGAAAGATCATTGGCATAGAATATTGGCTTGTATGTCTGGAGTTAAAATAGAAGAAATTGAAAGTGGTTTGTTTTCAAAAGATGTTTCAAAAAGAAATAGCGTTAAAAAAGCTATTGAAAAAATTAAACTAATGCCATTTCAATACAAGTCTATTGCAGGAAAAAGCTTTGATGAAGTTATAAGTATGGCTAGAAGATGGGTAATTAAAGATGTTGGGCTTGATGATTCTGGAAAAGCAAATCCATGTTTAATTATATATGACTATATAAAGCTAATGGATGATTCTGGCATTGGTAAAAATATGGCAGAATATCAAGCTCTTGGCTTTTTAATGACAAATCTACATAACTTTATGGTTCAATATAATGCTTCATGTTTAGCATTTACTCAGCTAAATAGGGATGGCATTAATCGTGAAGATACTGATGTAGCATCTGGTTCTGATAGAATACTTTGGCTATGTTCTAACTTTTCAATCTACAAGAGGAAAAGTGAAGAAGAAATGGCAGATGAAGGATTTTCTCAGGATAAGATTAGATATAACTTAAAATTAGTTCCTGTTGTTGCAAGACATGGCAAAGGAATGGATCAGGGTGATTATATAAACATATTTGCCAATTATGAATTTGGAAAAATAGAAGAAGGTCCAACTAGAAGTCAAATTTTTAAATCTCAGTCTACAAGACAGAATAATGGTTTTGTAGTGGAAGGATTACCAGATGAAATCGAAGTCAACTGAAATAACTAAGAACGAATATTTAAATGCTGTAATATGCGATAAAATAGAATTTCTTATGGACTATTTTAATATTCAATATAAAAATGTTTCTGATTCAATAGTTTGTGCATGTCCAGTTCATGGTGGGGATAATAGGACAGCAGTAAATCTTTTTATGTCTGGACATACAAGAGTTGGTAATTGGGTTTGTTATACACATCATTGCGAAAACACATTTATAAATACATCTATAGGTTTTTTCCGTGGAGTGATGAGCAATAAAAAATATGGTTGGTCAAAAGCTGGAGATAGAACAGTTAGTTTTTCAGACACAATTGCTTCTCTTTGCGGTTTATTGAAAATAGATCTTTCAAGCATAAAAGATGATGTTCCTTCTCATGCTTTTGATAAACATGCACATTTATTTACAACTGTTAAAAAACAAAAAGAATTTTTATATACTAAAAAAGTTGTAAGAGAAAAGCTTGATATACCATCAAAATACTTTGTTTCTAGAGGTTATTCTGCAAATATATTGGATATGTATGATATTGGAGAATCAAAATCAGATAATAGGTTTTTTAGAAAAAGGGCAGTAGTTCCAGTATATGATTCAGACAATAAAACAATTGTAGGTTTTACTGGAAGAACTATACTTGATAAGTGCAGCAAGTGCAGTAACTATCATGAAAATGAAAGCTGCGATCCACAAAACGCTATTAGCAAATGGATTCACAATAAGGGATTCTCAAAAAAGAATTATCTTTATAACTTTGGAAACGCTAAAGATGAGATTAAAAAAACTGGAATAGTTATATTGGTTGAAGGTCCAGCAGATGTTTGGAAATTTGTTGAGAACGGAATACACAATGTTGTTGCTGTTTTTGGTTCTTCGCTTACAGATACACAACAGGTTTTGCTAGAATCTTCTGGTGCTACTACATTAATATTGCTTTTTGACTCAGATAAAGCTGGCAATAGTGCTTCAAATAAATTAAATTCATCTCTTTCCAGAATGTTTAAAATAGTGTGTCCATCTTTGCCAGATGGTATTAAAGATCCAGGTGATCTTAATAATGAGCAAATAAACAGCATGATTAAGCCTCTGATTGAAAGGAACTCGCATTAATGACAATTCAAAGATTGATAGGGTTTTCTGGAAGAAAGGGTTCTGGTAAAGATACTTTAGCTGGATTTCTTTCCTTTAATTCTCTAGAACTTTTTGGTTGTGATTCATGTATATTTTCCTTTGCTCAAACAATGAAATCAGTAGCAATAAACTTTTTTGGATTAAAGCACAAACAGGTTTTTGGATCTTTAGAGGATAAAAACTCACTCACAAGTTATTTATGGGAAGATTTGCCTCATTACAGCGAAATAAAATCTAGTCGTTTAAATCCACCAATAGGGCAAATGACAGCTAGAGAGTTTCTACAAGAGTTTGGAACTGGAATAGCTAGAAAAATGAATAAATCAATTCACATTAATGCTTGTTTTAATATGATAAGTAAAGAAAACTGTTTATTGAATTTTATTACTGATGCAAGGTTTGAAAACGAAATTGATAGCATTAAAGATGCTGGTGGCATAGTTATTAGACTAACAAGAAGCACTGATAATGATAGCCATATAAGTGAAGTTGAACTAGATAAATGCACAAACAAATTTGACATTATTTTAAACAATCAAAATATGTCTAAAGAAGAACAGCAATTTGAACTCATTAGAAAACTAAAACAAATAAACTGGATTAAAAATGATCATAACTTATCTAAGGTCTAGTTCTGTAAGCTCCTATGCTTGGTGTCAACATAAATACTGGTTAACTTATAACTTAGGCTTTCAAGATGATTCCAACAAAAAAGCTGAAAAAGGCAATGTTGTTCATAAAGCATTAGAATTGTTGGCAAATAAAAAGCTTTGTCTACAAAATGAAACATCTACATTTACAGATAATGAATTAAAACAAACTTTTTCTACAATAGACATTTCTCCAGAAAGTGCTATATTGTCTGCTTTTGATCATTATAAAAATAAAAGCATTCATGAGTGGGATGATAAAGATTTAAAAGAATGCTCTAAATGGACTTGGGATACACTATTATTTAATAATGGAATGTTTTCACCTTTATCTAGAAAGATTGAGCAACCAGAGCAATATTTTGATATAGAAATTGAAGAACCTTGGGCTAAGTACGAATACTATTTAGACGATGGTACTGTTATGTCTGGAAATCTTAGAATAAAAGGAACGATGGATTTAATAACTAGAATAGATAAAAAAACTATAGAGTACATAGACTGGAAAACAGGAGAAAGAAAAAACTGGGCAACTGGAAAAGAAAAAAACTACGATGATTTTTATAAAGATTTTCAATTAAGGCTTTATCATTATGCATTAAACAAACTTTATCCAGACGAAGAAAACATAATTATTACTATTTTTTTTAATAAGTCTGGTGGTCCTTTTACATTGTGTTTTCATAAAGAAGATATAAAAACAACAATTGAAATGATTAGGTATGAATTTGAAAAAATAAAGTCTTGCCATTTTCCATCAAGAATTATAGATTATGGTAAGGATAAGTGGAAATGTGAGAAGCTTTGTAGATTTTATAAAGAAAAATATGAAGACACAGAAAAATCAATATGTGACTTTATGAATAAAGAACTTATACAATTGGGCATGAATGTTGCGTATACTAAATATGCCAATAAAAAAACAGTTGTTTCTTATGGCGATGGTGGCGGTCAATCTAACAGGGAGAATAATGATGTCAAAAAGTAAAAAGTGGATAGAAGCTATTTTTGAAAAATCAATGCAAACATCAACTTCTACAACATTTAGTCCAGAAGAATCTCCTACAGATCAAGACTACCCAAATTATTCTGATGAAGAAACAGAAATCTGCTTAAAGACATTGGACTATATTCCAAAGTATAATGGCGAAAAGGTTCTTGTTTTTAAAAAAGAATTGTTAACTGAAGAATTATCGTTTCAAGGAATGTTAACTGGAGAAAAATCTTCTAAAATTAAAAATAAAATTCTTGTTCCAGAAAACTTATTCTATATAGACAGAGATATTGCAGAAAATGACTTAAACTATAAACAAGTAATTCCTTATTGTATTTTTACAAAAAACGATCAGCTATTTGTCTATCAAAGATCAAAACATGGTTCTGAAAATAGGCTTCATGATCTATGGTCTGTTGGTGTTGGTGGTCATGTTAATCCTTGCGATGGAAATAACATTGAAACAATAGGTAATGCTTGCAAAAGAGAGATAGAAGAAGAAGTTCAATTTTCAGATCCTCATTCTGTAAGATTGGTTGGTGTTATAAATGACGATTCGTCTACAGTTAACGCTGTTCATTTTGGCGTTGTTTTTCATGTTCACTTAAAAGACGGAACTTCGCTTAATCCAATTGATAAAGCTCTTGCAAATGGCGAATTCAAACATACAAAAACAACGGTAATATCAGATATAAACTGGGAAGATTGGTCAGTACATGTAATTAGGAACTACTTAAGAAATTAATTAATTGAAAAAAATTTAAGGATTGAATATGAATTGGATACCATTGCATTGTCATACCCATTATAGCCTATTAGACGGATTAAGTAAGCCAGATCTTTTAGCAAAAAGATGCAAAGAACTTGGATATACTTCATGTGCCATAACTGATCATGGAACTATATCTGGTGCTATTTCTTTTTCTAAAGCTTGTATTTCACAAGGTATAAAACCAATCATTGGTTGTGAATTTTATATTTGTAAGAATATAGCAACAGAACATAATAAAGAAAACTCAAGCTTAACTCACCTGTGTGTCATTGCTAAAAATCTAAACGGCTGGAAAAACTTAATTAATTTGTCTTCTTTAGCCAATTCCTTGGATTATTTTTATTATAAACCAAGATTAAACTTAAATGATTTTAAAGGACTGTGCAGTGATTTAATTGCATTTTCTGGTCATCCAGGAACAGACTTGGCTAACTCTTTATTTGAAGATCATAAAGAAGCTTATAAAAGAACTGATTATGATGAAATAAAGGAAATGCTCAAACCTAACTGGTTAAATGAAGCCGGAAATATTTGTGCAAAATATATTGAGATATTTGGGCCAGACAATTTTTTTGTAGAAATACAATTATTTGATAGCTGTAACTTAGTTGCATCAAAGGTTATTGCTGAATGCATGAGAGAACTTTGTGCCAAAACTGGTATTAAAAAAATAGCAACTCCAGATGTTCATTATGTTATGCCAGAAGATGCTCCTGATCAAAGAGTTTTATTGTGTTCTTCAATGGAAACAACTCTAAAGAATGTAAATAGCAAATTAGAAAATAACGAAGAATTTGGGCTTTCTGTATTTTTTAAATCAAACAAATACTATCTTCCAACAATTGAAGAAATATCTAGCTTTCATGAAGAAGACGAAATAAGCAATTGTTGTTTAATTGATAGTTTATGTGAAAACTATTCACTTATAAAACAACCAGCTATACCAAACTTTGCTTGTCCAGATGGTCTGTCTCAGATCCTTTATTTGAGGAAGTTATGCAGAAATGGGTGGAATAGGCGTTTCTCTGCAATAAAGCCAAAAACAGATGAATATAAGCTATATACAGAACGAATAAAGCATGAACTTGAAGTTATAGATACTTCTGGTTTGGCTGGATACTTTTTGATTGTACAAGACTACTGCAATTGGGCAAAGTCAAAGGGTTGGATTATGGGTAGAGGTAGGGGTTCTGGTGCTGGATGCATGATATCCTATCTTTTGGGCATAACAGAAGTAGATCCTATTAAACACTCTCTTATATTTGAAAGATTCTATAACGCAGGAAGAAACTCTGCTGGTCGTATAAGCTTGCCAGATATTGACTGTGACTTTCCAATTACAAAGCGTGATAAGGTAATAGAATATATAAAGCAAAAGTATGGAAGCAGCAATGTTTGTCAAATGATAACATTTAGTCGTATGCAGGGTCGTGGATCATTAAAAGATGTTCTTAGGGTTCATGGTTTTTCTTTTGAGGAAAGCAACAATGTAACTAAGTACATTCCAGATGAATCGGAGATATCTGAACAGTTACAAGATATGAAAGACGAAGATGGAGATTCTTCAATTATAAGGTGGGCGTTAGAGAATATTCCTGATAGATTATCTGAGTATTGTAAGATTGAAAAGGATGGCACTTACTCTGGAAGATTAGCAAAGGAATTTGCACAGGCAATAAGATTAGAAGGAACAAAAAGAAGTCAGGGTAAACATGCTGCTGGTATAGTTATTAGTAATATTCCTTTATCAGAAGTATGCCCAATGACATTCGATAAAAAGACAAAGCAGATGATAGCTGGTATGGAAATGTCAGACTTAGAGTCAATTGGAATGGTTAAGTTTGATATACTTGGAGTTGCAGTTTTAGATAAAATAATGGGTTGTATAAATATTTTAAAGGGGAAACCAAATGAATGACAACTCTCTTGAAATATCTATAATAAGCAAGTTGGTAGTTCAGCAAACAGCTTTATTGGATGCTTTATCTGATTGCTCTTCCTTAAAGAAGGATCTTGTTAAACAAGCTAATAAGCTATTAAAAGCAATAACAATTCAAAATGGAGGTATGTTGATTATAGAAAAAGATTTTTTAGATTCAGCAGAAGATGCAGAAGTTGAACTTAAAATACAGCAAAATGATGACGGATCAATAGAACTAACTATTAAAGGAGAAGAAGACGATGAAGAGTAATACGATTATTGTTTTTGATTTTGAAACAGGATCTTTAGATACAAATACTTGTGAAGTTATTCAAATTGCTGCAAAAGCAATAAATAGAAAAACTCTTCAGCCGATAGAAGGTGCAGTATTTAATAGTCTTGTAAAGCCTAGAGACTTTGGAAATTTACAAGAAGCAGCACTAGCAGTAAACAAAAAGACAAGAGAAGAACTTCAGCTTGCACCTAATCTTGATGTTGTTTGGAGTAGATTTATTGATTTTATATCTACTTTTGCAGTTGGTAAAAGCAACATACTAGCTCCTGTTCCAGCAGGGAAAAACATTAGATTTTTTGACATGCCAATATTTCAAAGAGTTTGTGTTGAATTAGGATATGTTCAGCCAAATAGCACACAGTCTTTCTTTAATAAAAGAAGCATGTTTGATTTAGATGAAATGATGTTGCTTTGGTTTGAAAATTCAGATGATATGCCTAATATGAAAATGGATACTATTAGAGATCATTTTGGAATGTCAAAAGCTAATGCTCATGATGCACTAGTTGATGTTGAGCAAACAGCAGATCTAATTACCTACTTCTTAAAACTACACAGATCAATATACCCAAAGGTTAAATTTAAAGACTCATTTAAGAAATAATAATATGACAAAAACATACAAATTTTCATGCGGTTGTAGTTTTCCAATAATTGGAGATCCTTTAACCGAAAATTCTTTGCCTTTAATGGAAGTAGATCCAACCAATCTTCCTTCTTGCGATATTGCTTGGGATATATTCGCTAGAGGCGACACAAAAGGAATTTTTCAATTAGAATCAGATCTTGGAAAACAGTGGTCTAAGAAACTAAGGCCAAAAACTGTTGATCATTTAACTGCTTTAGGTGCTCTTATTAGGCCAGGAGCTTTGCGTTCTGTGGATGATAAGGGCGTTAGTATGACAGCACATTATTGCCGTATTGTAAACGGAGAAGAAGAGGTTTCATCCTACCATCCTATTGTTGATGATGCACTTAAATCAACTTATGGGTCACTTGTTTTTCAAGAGCAAGCAATGGAGCTTTCTAGGGTTATCGCTGGATTTACTTTGCAAGAGGCAGATATGCTTCGTAAAGCAATGGGAAAGAAATCATCTAGCGAAATGGCAAAATGTAAGAAGATGTTTATTGAGGGTGCTAAAAAAATAGAAGTAGTCTCAGAAGATCAAGCTGAAGAAATATTTGGATGGATTGAACAGAGTCAAAAATATTCCTTCAATCGCAGTCACAGTTGCTGCTATGGCTTAATTGGATATGATACAGCATATTTAAAGAGTCATTTTCCAGTTCAATTCTTTACTAGCTGGCTTTATTTTGCAAAAGACAAAGCAGATAGTCAGCTTGAAATATCTGATTTAATTGAAGATGCAAAAAAATTCAATATAACTGTTCAATCTCCAGACATAATGATGCTAAATAGCAATTTTTATACTGACGGAATATCAATTTGGTTTGGTATTACTGATGTAAAAGGAATTGGACAATCGCAATTTGAAAAAATCAAACTAGCTATAAATAATTACGGCAAAAGTATAGATTCTTGGGAAGAATTTGTTGTTAAATGTTCTGATGAAATGCCAAAATCAAGTATTGAAAAACTAATTGCTGTAAATGCTTTAAGAAAATTTGGCAGCAAAAGGAAAGTGCTTCTTGCCGAATTTAATGCTTGGTCTGAATTAACAGACAAAGAAAAAGAATGGATAAAGGCTAATGCTGAAATTACTAATATACCAGATATGATTTTAAACTCAGCAAAGACAAAAAAAGAAGGCGGTTGTTGTTCATCAGTTAAAAGGGTTGAAGTTTTAAAAAGCATAGCCTCTATGATTAAAAATCCACCATCTCCATTAATAGATATTCCAAGTTGGGTTTGTTGGATTGAAAAAGATTCTTTAGGTATTTCTTTAACATATAATGCTACAGACTCTTGCGATACAAGTAGTTCTAACACTACATGCAAAGAATACTTAGATGGAAAGAATGGTTATATGGTCTTTGGTGTTGAAGTAAGAAGGTCTAAAGAAGTGCTTACAAAGGCTGGAAAAACACCAGGATCTAGAATGGCATTTTTATCAATATCTGATGCTACTGGAAAAATAGATGATGTCATTTGTTTTCCAAACTCGTACAAAGATTTTGCTTCTTTGTTAAAAGAGGGTAATACAGTCTTGATTCAAGGTGAACGAGACAAAAAAAGTGACTCTCTTTTAGTTAAAACTGTTGTTCAAATTTAGGAGATAGAAATGAATATTTGTTCTTTCCTTGGTAAGCTAACTAGAGAACCAGAACTTATAAAATTAAACAATGGAAAATCTGTTGTTAACTTTTGTATTTCGGTTAGAAATCCATCTAAGAATCAAGAAAAACCAGAAATGACTTTTATTGATTGTGTTGCTTGGGAAAAAACTGCTGATTTGATTGGGAAGTATTTTAAAAAAGGTTCTAGAATTTTAGTGCATACTTCTGCCAAAACAGAAAGTTGGGTAGATAAAGAAAATGGCAAAAATAGGCATAAAATTAAATTCATAGTTCAAAAATTTTGGTATGTAGATCAGAAAGCAAACGATGAAGAAGAACAACATTCAGAAGTATTTGCAGAAGAAGAAGATTTTGGCAATCAAATACTATAGGAATTAAAATGTCAAAAAAACGAATACTCCTGTGTGGTGAAGCAACTTTTATAAACTCTGGATATGCCAACTATGGTTGCCAGATTATGAACAGGCTTTATCAAACAGGAGAATTTGAATTGGCAGAAATAGGGTGTTTTGGCAAAGATCATTCATCAGTTTCAAAACCACCTTGGAAAATATACTATCCAGATGAAAATAAAAACAATGGAAGATTTGGTTCTTCAATTTTTGAAGATGTTCTTTTAGAATTTAAACCAGATGTAGTGTGGTCTTTTAGAGATCCTTGGGTTGATGATTTTATTGGCGATTCGCCCTACAAGAGACATTTCCATTGGGCTTATATGCCAACCATTGATTCTATTCCATTAGATCCAGAGTGGATATATACTTTAACTAAAGCAGACTCTATATTTACATATTCAGATTGGGCTTTAGACATACTTAAGGAAAATTATCCAAATCTAAATTTAATCTCTTCTGCTTCTCCAGCAGCAGATGAAGTATTTACCATGATTAAAGACAAAAAAGAATTTAAAAAGTCTCATGGTTTAGATCCAGATTGCTTAATAATCGGTTCTGTCATGAGAAATCAAAAAAGAAAGTTGATTCCAGATCTTTTTGATGCATTTGAAATGCTGTTGGATCAAGCACCAAAAGAAATATCTTCAAAATTAATTCTATATATGCACACTACTTATCCAGATGTTGGTTGGGATATACCAAAGTTAATAGCTGAAAGACCAAAAATATCAAAAAAACTGTTTTTTACCTACAGTTGTAGAGGTTGTTTTAACATATCTATATCAAATTTTAATGGTGCAATTATAGAATGCAATTATTGTAAAAAAATATCTTCTTTGTTTCCAAACACAAGTTCTGGTGCAAAAAGAGACTCTATGGCAATGGTGTATAATCTAATGGATCTATATGTTCAATACTCTTGTGCAGAAGGATTTGGGATGCCATTAGTAGAAGCAGCTTCTTGTGGGGTTCCTATTTGTGCCACAGACTATAGTGCTATGTACGATATAGTTAGAAAACTAGATGGTTTTCCAATAAAAGTACAAAGAATGCATTATGAAGTTGAAACACATAGAAAATTTGCACTTCCAGACAATCAAAATTTTGTAGATATTTGTATTAAATATTTTAAACAACCAGAGTCAGTAAGAAAGTTTAAGTCTAATAAAACATTAAATTTGGCAAAAGAAAAGTATAGTTATGATGCTGTTTCAGAAAAGTTAAAAAATCACTTTTTATCTATACCAAGCTCTAATACATGGAATGAACCAAAAAAGTACATGAGCATACCTTCAGAAATATCTTTTGATAACAATGTAGAATTTTTAAAAGAATTATTGAAGTGTTTTAATGATGATTTTTCTCTTTTGTTTTCAAGGTTATTGAAAAAAATAAATTACAATATGTCTTCTAAAGAAGATATATATAAAGAAGTAGAAAAAATAATATCTAAATACAATCACTATGAATCTATAAGGAACTAAAATGAAAGTTCTTTACATAGGAAATTACAGAGATGGAACTGGATATGGTCAAGCTGCTGAAGATTATATATTATCTTTAGATTCAGTTGGCGTAAATGTTGTTTGTAGGCCACTAAAGTTTAATGATTTAAATCACACTCCACATAAAAGAGTCGAAGAGTTAGAAAAAAGATCAGCAGATAATTGCAATGTTGTTATTCAACATACTCTTCCAACGCATGTTCAATATGATTCAAGTTTTGATTTAAACATATCACTTTTTGCTCATGAAACATCTTCATTTAGAATGGCTGGATGGCAAAATCATTTAAACAACATGGATTGTTGTATTGTCATAAATAATCAAATGATTGAATCGTGCAGAGATAGTGGTGTAAAAGTTCCGATATATGTTGTTCCTCATGCTAGAGATTTTTCTATTTATACTGAAAAATTTGAAAAGCTAAAACAAGTCGAAGATAATACATTTAAAAATGATTTTATTTTTTATACTATCGGAGAACAAAAAAGAAGGAAAAACTTATCGGCATTATTAAAAGCTTATTTTTTAGAGTTTTCAAGAGATGAAAATGTTTGCTTAATAGTAAAAACAAATCATGAGGATAAAGAAGATTTTACTAAATATTGTAATTCTATTTCATCTGGACTTAATGTAAGAAGACCTCCTAGAGTATTTTGCATAAAAGAAAGATTGTCAAATAATGCAATATACAAACTACACAATTCATGCGATGCTTTTGTGCAAGCATCTTATGGTGAAGCTTGGAGCATACCAGCATTCGATGCAATGGGTTTTGGAAAGACACCTATTGTAACTAATTGCTCTGGCTACAAAGACTATTTGAATGACAATGTTGGTTGGTTGGTTGATTGCCATAAGGAATTTGTTTTTGGTCAAGAAAGGATTATTAATGGCATTTACGATGGATCTGAGTATTGGTGGTCAATTGATATTCATGACTTAAGAAGGAAGATGAGAGATTGTTATTCGATGGAGGACATTAGAAAGTCTAAGGCTACTTTTGCTTTAGATCGTGCCTACGAATTCTCCCACGAAAAAGTGGGTTTAAAATTTTTAAAGGTGATTAAACATGCCTCCAAAAAAGAAAAAACAAACTTGGGTAGACATTGCAAACTATAAAGAAGAACCTACAGAGGTTTCTTGGAAGGAAGAAAGGGATAAATCAGTTGAAGAAGAAAAGACGAATCAAATAAAAGGTAAAACAAAAAATCAAGATATCTATATAGAAGCAATTGAAAAACACACGCTTACAATATGTTCTGGTCCTGCTGGTGCAGGGAAAACATTTATAGCTTGTGGTGTTGCTGCTGGATTATTGATGCAGAAAAAAATAGAAAAAATTATTATAGCTAGACCATTAATTGAATGTGGACAAAAGATTGGTGCTTTTCCAGGCGATCTTAAGGAAAAGACTGAGCCTTTTATGGTTGCCATGCTTGAAGCAATTGGTAATTTTGTCACAAAAACAAAAATGAAGGCAATTAGAAATGATCAGATATTAGAAATATGCCCTCTTGAATTAATGAGAGGCAGAACATTTCATGATTCTATGATTATTTTAGATGAAGCACAAAATGCCACAAGAAGGCAATTAAAAATGTTTCTAACTAGATTTGGTCAAAATGCAAAAGTTATCGTTTGTGGTGATCATACACAAACAGACTTGCCTCATTACGAAGGAAACACTATGGGGTGGATTTTAGAAAAACTTAATCATAAAGATATTGCTAAAGTGTTCCTTACTGGCGATGATATACAAAGGCATGGGCTTATTAAATATATCGTTGAGCAGTTAGGGGAATAGATGCATCCCGCATTAAGTAATATAGTAAGGTCATCCACTAGAAAAAGTGGAGATAGACTTAAGATACTTACATTTTCAACGCATGAAAGATATCAGTCTAATATGGCTGATATCAATGCTGATTTTTGGGTTATAAACAATCCAAAGATTAAAGCTTGGAATTCTCAATATGCAGAAGTACCAAAAAATCATAAGTTATTGAATAATATAAAAAAAATATCTGATATTCCAAATTATCTTGTTTTTGATGCCATTCTAAGCCATGAAAAATTTATGCAATTTGATATAGCTTTGACTATATCTAAACATTTACACATACCATTAATATGTCTAGAACATGTATGCATGACAGAAACAAGAACTGCATTAAAGAAAAAATTTGGTAATACAAACATATTTATTTCTGAATATTCTGTAAAATCTTGGGATTTCAATAAAGAACATGAAGTTATTAATCATGGAGTTGACACTAGGATTTTTAACAATAAGAAAATAAAAAGAGAAAACAACATTCTAAGTGTTGTTAACGATTGGAAAAATAGAGATTATGAATGTGGATTTACATTATGGCAAAACATAACAAAAGATATGCCAGTAGTTGTAATCGGCAGCAATCCAGAACTTTCTGAACCAGCTAAAGATGTTGATGATTTAGTTAATAGTTATAATAGATCTAGTATATTTTTAAATACATCAATATTTAGTCCATTGCCAACCACTTTAATAGAGGCTATGGCATGTGGTTGCTGTGTTATTACTACCGCAAATGGAATGTGTTCAGAAATAATTAAAAATGGCGTAAATGGATTTATTTCAAACGATGAAAACGAACTTAAATTATTCTTAAATAATTGTTTGGAAGATCCTTCTTTGTGCAGAAAAATGGGTGAAGAAGCAAGAAAAACAATACTTCAAAATTTTTCCCTAGAATCTTTTACAAATAGATGGAATGAAGTTTTACAGAAGGCAGTAACCAAAAACTGGTGGGAACTATGAAAATAAATATAGGAATACCATTCTTTAAAGAAGATGTTGAGGACAGTGAGTTTACATATATAAGCCCATTTCCAACATCGTCTGATAGTATTTTATATTGTCATTATCAAGATTTAAGTAAAATTGCAGATGATGGTGAATTAGATGCTATTTCCTGCAAAAGAGTTTTAAATTTTATAAGTCATTTAGAAATAAAAGACACTATTAAACATTGGTGCAAAAAATTAAAGCATGAAGGAAAACTATTTTTATTTTTTGAAGATATTATTGAGTTATGTAGATTGACAACAATTGGAAGCATTAAGGAAGAAGATATATCGCAATATATTTATGGTGGTCAAGAAGAAGGTTGGAACTTTAAAAAATCTGGCATTACAATACCTTTTATAAAAAATATACTTGTAGAAAATGGTATGATAATAGAGAATGTCAAACTTGACTCGTTTTATTGTTATATAGAATCAAGGAGAAAATAATGCTAGGAACTGTTCATACATCATGTAAAGATTGTATATTTGCTATTTATTCTGATAAAACTCAAACAGATTGTTCTTTTGATAAAATAAAAAAGCTCAAAGAGAATGGCGTTGCAGTAGACGAATCATTCGATGATGAAAAGGAATTTTTTGTAATCAATAATCATGCTTGCATGACATATAGACCAGCATCTTTTTTAGAAGGAAAAACATTTGAAGAAGCAAAGGAAAGTGCTAGAGAAAGATCTTCAGTTAGAGTTGGCTGTTTAGTTATGATAAAAGAAGATCAAGGCAATTTAATTAAAATTATAGATAGTATTTGCAACCAGACTAAACAATTTAGCGAAGTAATTTTCTGTGCTAATCCAGAAGTTCAACCATCAAAAATAATGAAACTTCTTAATGATAAAAAAGTAACATTTAAATGGTCTATTAGACATATAGTTGATGGTGAATATGTCGGAGATGTTTCTATGAATGTAGCAATGCAAAAAACAAATTGCATATACATGTCTGTTTTTACCTCCGATTTTATTGTGCCAAATAAATTTGTAGAGCAAATTGACATTGCCCTAAATGATAACATGCAAAGATTTTTGTTGTTAGAACCGATTGATTCTGAAAATAATGGGCTTACTTTTCAATCATTTATATTTAACGCATTGCGTGGAAATGAACAAGCAGTTGTTGATGACAATTCTGAAAAACCAGCAAATAGTATTATTGAAAAAATAAAGTATGTGGCAACAACACAGAACCTTACTTCCATGATTAAAAAGTGTGAAGATATATGTCCATGCATAGTAAACAGCCAAGAGTAACTGTAGTTGTACCAAATTACAATTATGGCCATTGGATAGAAAGCTGTTTAGACAGTGTTGCTAATGATCCGTATGATAGTAAAAGCATTGTTGTTATTGATGATGGATCTACAGATAGTTCAGCACAAAATGTATATAATTTAATAACTAATCCAAAACCATTTTCAGAAAATGGAATTGATGGAATAATTGGAACATATAAAGATTACAATTTTCAAATAAAATTAATTGCTGCAAATACATCTAGAGGCCCATCAGCAGCTAGAAACATTGGAATAAAGTCTTGTTTTGATGAAACAGACTTTTTTTCATTTATTGATTCAGATGACATGCACATTTCTGGAAAAATAAAGACAACAGTTAAGAAGATGATTGAACATCAAGGCTATGTTGGCGTTGTATATTGTGACTATGAAAATTTATATGTAGATAAAAATAGAGTTCATCAACAATATAAAGAACCATTCTGCTCAGAAAGATTGTTGTCAGAGTGTATAATTCCACCACATAGTTTAGTTGCAAAATATGCAATTGAAGACTCTGGTCTTTTTGACGAAGAAATGCGTGTGGCAGAAGATTATGATTGGTGGATAAGAATATCTAAAAAATTTGTTTGTTATCACATACCAGAAAAGTATGTAATCATGAGAACAGGAAAATATAATTCTTCTAATACAGTAGATAAAAATATATGGATTAAAAATTGGGCAAGAATAAGAGACAAAATAAGTAATGGCTCATAAACTTGGCGTTGTTATATTAGCTGCTGGCCTTGGCAAAAGAATGAAGGCATATGGTCCTAAATCGGCTATTGGCATATCGTCAGATCAAACAGTTATAGGTAGACAAATAAGCATAATTCAATCATGTTTTCCAAAGTATGAAATAACTGTAATAGTAGGATTTCAAAAAGATAAAGTATTAGAAAAAATGCCATCTTTAATTTCATATATAGAAAACAAAAGCTATGAATCTACGAATACATCAATGTCTGTTAATTTAGCTTTAAGTAGAAATAACTACTCAAAACTTTTAATAATTTATGGCGATCTTGTTTTTACAGATGAAATATTTAAGGAAACTCCAAAAAATAATTCTTGGGTTGCTATAGATAATGAAAAAAATCAAAGGTCTATGGAAGTTGGAGTTAATGTAGTTGATAACAATGTGGTTCATTTTTCCTATGGCGTAAGTCCAAAGTGGGGGCATATAGCTATGCTCACTGGAAATGAATTGCTTCTCTATAAAAAAATAACAAACAATGAAAGATCACATAAGAAATTTTGCTTTGAAATTTTTAATGAAATAATAGATCAGTCTGGTATATTTAAAGCTCATAGGAACAACAACTGGAAAATGGTTGAGATAGACACTTCCAAAGATATAGATAGAGCAAAGAAACTAGTGAAAAGAGGCTAAGATGAATATTCTTTGTGTTCATGGGGAACAATTAAACATAGAAGAATTCTCAGGTTGGGGCAAAGCATTTATATCTTGTGGACATGAATTTCTATTTTTTAAACAAAAAGAAAAATCAATTCTAGATGCGTTTTATGAAAAAAAACCAGATCTATTTATTACATGTGAATCAGCGTTTGATAGAGCTACAAAAAAAGCAATAAATCTTTATCCAAAATGCAAAGTTGTTATTTTTTATAAAAACTCTTCTTTTTTAGAAAACAAAAACTTTCATGATAATGTTTATTGTTTTAATAATTTTGATCCATCTATAGATATCTATCCTTTGCTCAAAGGAAAATTAAAGTCAAACTTAATTTCTGACATCAATTATGTTGGTGAATACATAGATGATAACGACAATGTTATTTTAAACACCCTATCTGAAAATGGCTTTATTGTTAAGGTATGGGGAGATAAGAAGTGGCCATACAGACAGTATTTAGGAAAAGCAAAAGAAAATCTTGTTAAGGACATTATAATGTCTTGCTCCTTATCTGTTTCTTCTGATTTATTTTCTGGTGAAATTTGGCCTTTAAAGGTGTTCGCATCTGGAAAACCATGTATACTGTATAGATCGGCTAAGACGAAAGATTTGATAAGTGCAGACAATTTTAATTATGAAGATGAAGAATCGTTTTTTAAAGCTATTATAGACTTGCTTCAAAATCCAGATTCTTTAAATGACGAAGTAGAGAGAATAAATAAAGATGTAAGGAATAATCATACATCACATAATAGAGTAGCAAAACTTTTTAATCTATTGAGTATGGAACAGGAGTCAGATAAATGTCTATTGGAATTAAAAAAAATTCTAAAGAAGTACTAAGTGTAAATTTAGGTTTTGTCAAATCTTCAGATCATCTCAGAAAGTCTTTGTGGTGGATAACTAGAGATTTTACCAACACCACTTTAAAAGTAGTTATAGCAATAGAAGACAATGAAAAATCTAATGATATAATTGACATTTTAAAAGCGTGTTCAATCAGATGTTCTTGGACTATCATTAAAACTAAAACAGAACATTTAATCGAAACATATGGATTAAAGACATATCAAGAATCAAAAAGTTTAGCTCATAAAATATGCGATAAGTTTTGCACAAATAAAAAAATAATTTCAAGCCCTCAAATCATTTATGGCGACAATTCTTTTAAAGAATTTGCAGATCAAATAAACAATGAATTTGTAAATACGATGAATTGTTATTCAATGCCACAATATGTTCAAGTTGGACTTACGGATGCTTCTTCTAATTTTTCAAATTTTTTAATGAAAGAGTGTTTTAAATTTCCAATATACAGCTTTGAATATCCAGCAAAAATAGCTGACTATACAGTTAAGTCATTTTATGATACTGAAGACAACAAAGAAGTTAAATTTTTAAATTTGAATTGTTTCTTTTTAGAAACAAATGATTCATGCCCACAAATAGATGTCGAGTTTAATCAATCTACAATAGATCAAAGCGATATTATGGAGTGGTTATGCTAGCATTTAGAATCCCAAAACCAATAACTATAATTGGTGATCATACTAATAAAGTAATTAGTTTTGCATCATGTAATTTTTGGACATCTATTAATTTTAATACAATAATTGAAACACAAGCTCTATGTGATTCAACATTAAAAGTATTAAATTATATATACATGAATAATCATTTTGAAAAAAACATAATTATAAAAGATCTTTACCCCAATGATGACTTTGCTAAAATTCAATCTGCTGTATTTGGTGGGTTGAACTATTTAACAATTTCAGATCATCTTTGGTTTTCAATAAAGCTTAATTATGAAAAAGAATTTTTTGATCACATTATGCTTTACGAAATAAATAAAGATTTTTTTCAATATGATAAGTCTATAGCCAAATCATTTCATAAAATGGATAATCTTGAAAAAATGGTCAGCGATTTTTATGATGCATATCAAGAAAAAAACTGGTTATTTTTAGGTCAATTAATAAACTCTTATTGGAAAATAAAAAGAGATGTTGATCCAGCATCTAAAAATACATATATAGAAAAACTTTATTCTGATTGTAGGTTAAATGGTGCAATAGGTGGCAAAATGGATGGTTCTTTAATGTTGTTATTTGTAAAGCCAGAAAATCAAGATTCGATAAAATCAATAATGAAAGATCATGTTCAAATAAATAACACTCTAGATTTAACTGGCATAATCCATGAGGAACTATTCAGTGGAAATAGCAATTGTTGTAAATAAAATAAGGTTTAGCCAGCTTTCATATCTTTTGACTAAACAGTCACATGATAATGATTTAGTTGTATTTTCTCAAAATGACTACACTATTAATGCAAACAATGGATTCTCTATCTTTATGATGTATGATTTTTGGAATTATAAGGGCAATAACATTGTTGCTACAGATATAGATTCATGTAAACTCATCTTAAAAAACCCATCCGTAAAAAGCTTTTATTTTTATGTTTGGGATTTAGAATGGATGAGATTGCAATCTTTTGATTATGAAGACATTCAGCAAATATATGGTAATAGTAAAATTAAATTGATTGCTAGAAGTGACAGACATGCATTAGCTATTGAACAGGCGTGGAATAAAAAATGTTTAGTGGTTGAAGACTTTAAATTAAGCGAAATATTTAGGAGCGATAAAAATGAACCAATTAACGCATGAATACTTAATTGAGCATTATGTACAACAAGTTAAATCTACATATCAAATAGCAGAAGAATTTGGTACATATCCCAATAAGGTTAGAAGGGCTTTAGTAGAATTTGGTATACCACTCAGGGATAAATCTCAGGCACAAGAAAAAGCCATAGAAACTGGTAGGTGTAAACACCCCACAAAAGGCAAGAAAACATCAGAAGCAACAAAGAATAAGATAAGTGACTCTATTGCCAATGTATGGCAGGAAATGGGTGAGGATGAAAAGAAGAGAAGGGCTGAAATGTCTAGACAGCAATGGGAAGCTAAGTCTGTGCAAAAAGTAGAAGAAATGCAAAAGGCAGCAGCAATATCAGTTAGGGCAGCAGCAGTATATGGATCTAAACTAGAAAAGTTTTTAATTACTGGATTGAAAAAAGAAGGGTTTAAAGCAGACTTCCACAAAGAATTTTGGGCTATTGACAGAAAACAACATATAGATATATTTATTTCTGATCTTAATTTGGCAATAGAAATAGATGGGCCAAGTCATTTTAGGTCTATTTGGGGTGAGGATATACATAAAAAACAAGTGGCTAGTGATAATAAAAAAACTGGATTTATAATAAATGCTGGAATGAAAATGATTCGTGTAAAAAACATAGATGGAAATAGTTCTGGATTTTATATGAGAACGATCTTGAAAAAACTTTTGCATACAATAGACTTAGTTAAGAATGGTACGAAGGAATGTTTTTTTGAACTGGAGTAATTAATGTTAGATGAAGAAGAGAATGAAATTCCTCTTAGGACTAGTAGAGATTGGAATGAGTATGTCCTATCTCATTTTGGTCCAGATGAACTAGCTGATGGAAATCCAACAGTAGATGGTTTAAGAAGAGTTACCGAACTACTTCTTGGGCCAATTATTGATGGAAATGCCAAAGTTGTACAATCACCAACGCCTCAGAATGACAATAGATGTGTTGTTGAATATGAAGTTACAGTTCGTATTGGAGAAGAGGTGGTATCGCAACAAAGTGTAGCTGATTGCTATCCTGGCAATTGTGACCACCGATTTGCCGTCTATTCTTCTGCAATAGCTGAAACTAGGGCTGAAGGTCGAGCATTAAGGAAATTGCTCAAATTACGCAAAGTAATCGCTGCTGAAGAGGCGGGGCTAGTTCCTCTTGAAGAAACTGGAGTTAATGGTAAGATAACTCCTACGCAGATGAATTTCATAGAAACTCTCTGCCAAAGAAATGATATCAATGTAGCAGCTTATTTGGGTGCAGCAAAAGATTTTAACTTTAATGGAAAGCTTGAAGAAATTCCATACAAGTCAGCAGTTGCTGTAATATCACATTTGTCTGAAATGCAAAGAAATCAAGCGTCTATTAATGTTAAGTTCAAGGGCTATAACTCTAACTGGAGGAAGTAATTATGAAGGCTATTATCCCAACAAAGTTTTGCACAATTGAAATTGATTGTGACTCTGTTAAAGATGTGTTTAGAGAAGTAGGAGGCATCTCCGAAATCTTTAATGAAGAAAAATGTGGGTTGTGTGGCAATACCGCAATTATGCCAAAAACACGATCCGTAGAAAAGAACAAGAAAGTCTACGAATATTTTGAGATGGGTTGCACTAACTCAAAGTGTAGGGCAAGGTTGTCTTATGGGCAGCGACAAGATGGTGGTGGTATTTTCCCAGTACGCAAGCTTGATGCTAATGGCAAGCCTGATCGTGAAGGTGGTGCTTATGGTCCACATAATGGTTGGAGCAAATATCGAGGCGAAAACAAAGATGAGTGATATTGGTATTGATGTTAGCTCTTTAAAAACTGAAGAGCTTAAAAAAGAACTCCTTTGGCTAGACGGATATGATACCGAATGGTCAAAGGAGATTTCTAAATTAATTAAAGAAGAACTTAAGCTTAGAGATATTCAAGTTCAATCCACATAGCATATTGTGTTTTTGAACCAATTGAATCTGGAGATGCGGACAAAGCAAGAAACCAATCATGTCTGTCTGCTATTGTTCCGCTTCCGTTTGGACTCAAGCCTGACATTCCTGGTGAACTAGATAATGATAGAATTGATCCAGATCCTGCTGGAGTTTGCCAAGAAACAGATCCAGAACCATCTAAAACATTAGTTAAGCTTGGATGAATAATTTGTGCAACTTTAGTAGTAACACCACTAGCTGCATTATTAATGTTTGATCTATCGTAGATCCTTAACTTTACATTCTGTGTAGCTACTGGGCTAGTATGGGTAAAACGCACATTTAAACTAGCTTGAGCATTGGTTATTGCTTGAAGATTTAGACCACTTGGAGATCCAATACCATTAACTATTCCAGAGTTTGGATGAGAATATTTTATGTTGTTTAATGAAGCACCAGCAATAGTACCATTGCTATTAGTTATATAGGTAGAATCTTGATAGTTTCCTACGGAAACAGAAGAACCAAATCCAGAGTTTCCAAAGAATCCTACGCCACTTGAACCTATGTCATTTCCTGCCGAAAAAAAAGCAAATGTAGCCATGATTTTTCTCCTATTGTATATAGTATATTACACCGCAAAACATCATTTTAATATTATACATAATCAAAAATTGTATTGTTAGCAACTACAATCTAAATATACTATATCTCCATTCTGTGCATATGGATAAAAATAGTCTGGATCAGCGTATGATGTAACGCATATATGTCCTTGCAAACTAGGTGAGCCACTACAAGGGCTAGTATTATACCAATTTCCTTCCGATTTTTCCCAAGTGCTATAACCACAACCAATACATGTAGAAGGATCTGTCGTGCTAGTTGGCGTTCCTGTCGTACTGGTACTCGTAGAGGTAGATGTCGAAGTACTTGTCGAAGTCGATGTACTGGTACTCGTAGAGGTAGATGTCGAAGTACTTGTCGAAGTCGATGTACTGGTACTCGTAGAGGTCGAAGTTATAGTATTGCAATTTTCATCTACATTCATTTCTGCGTTATTAAGATTTCTTATAATAATACAATCTGATTCGCCAGTTGCTGAAGCAAAAAATTCTACTATGTTATCTATGTAGTTACCTAAATCAAAACATTGAGTTACACAGCTATAGCATTCAGCTAAAATTAATGCAGTTGCATAAGATTCTCCAGTAGGACATATAGTTGTTGATGTGCTGGTACTTGTAGATGTCGAGGTCGATGTGCTAGTACTCGTACTTGTAGAAGTAGTTATATAATTACAACTTTCATCTAAACCATTTCCTAAATTTCTTGAATCGCTATCTATTATGCACGAAATGTAGTCGCTGTAAAATGCTATATAATCAAGTGTTTCTATATCCCAACAACCCAAAGTACTGCAACTATAACAATATATTGGTGGATCAGGATAAAGGGTTTCAAATAGTAAACTACCATAAACTTCTCCATTAAGGCATGGCTCTGTAGTGCTAGTGCTTGTACTTGTGGTAGAACTAGTTGAACTAGTTGAAGTAGTTGGCGGTGGTGTTGTACAACTACATTGATAAGTTGTAAATGGTGTTTCTACATAATTAGAACATGTCTCACCAGGACTTGGCCATCCATCTCTAGGATATGATAAACAAGGATAAACACAAGAATGATCTAAGTATTGAAACATTCCATCTACACAAATTAAATTTGTTCCATGAATTGATGCACAAGGACAAGAAGTAGTAGATGTGTAGGTTGTACTTGTACTCGTAGATGTCGATGTACTTGTACTGGTACTCGTAGAGGTAGTTCCACATGAAGATCGATCAGAACCAGATGGCTCACATTCACAATTTGGTCCACATGGTGCTAATCCAGGACCACAACAACAACAATTAGCTCCACAGTTAGTTCCAGTTTCATCAGGACAGCAACAAGGTGGTGGAGTTGAACTAGTGCTAGTACTTGTACTAGTACAACAAGCACATTCACCAGAACTAAGTGCAGATATACTATCATTATAAACAATAATTTCATTAGGTATTTCTACCCCATATAATCTTAATAGTTCTACATCTTGACTATTCATCTATTTTTATTCCATGTTTTTGCAAAACAGCATAAATATTGGATAACTGTTGTTTTAAAGATTGAATTTCTATTTTCATTAATTGTGTACTAAAGTCAGACATGTATGGTGATGGAGATGGAGTTGGCGAAGCTGTAGATGCATATCCACAACCAAGAACACTTACATAACTTGCTGGTGCTGCACTTATACTGCCATCTTCAGCACAAGTTATAGTCCATGAATCAGGAACTTCTACACAATAAGGTGGAGGTGTTGTTGGTGCTGGAGTTGTACAGCTAATTGTATTATGTGTAATTTCTGCTTCTGCACATCTTGCTAAAGAGTTATTTCCAACATATGCCGTTCCACCACAACCTTGATAATATGGAACACATGCCCTACAATCAGGTCCATATGGTGGCATATCTGCTGTGTATGTATCTAAACAATATGACTCTGAACACATTGGATTGCTTGAATTATCAAATTCTACGCCAAGATTACAAGATGCTAAATCATCATATTCAGCACCAAAATCAAATGGTGGCTCAGTATAACTATAACATTCATAACAACCAATATAATTTTGTTGTGAGTACCATTTATATACTGGTGGTGGCGGTGGCGTTGGTGGCGGTGGCGGTGCAGGAGTTTCTTCAACCTTTTTAAGCAATCCATTTCTAAATGTAGCTGTAATAATAGCACCATCAGCAGATGTTAATGCCGTATGTGTACCATTAAATCCATTTGTTTCAAGAAAATCATGACATAGAAAATCTGTGCATGTTCCTACATCTCCACTATTATTTTTTGTTATTTTAAAATCAGAGTCACTTTCTTCAGTAATGATATCGCCACATTCAGCTTCAGAATATCTAATCCCACAACCCTGTCCTTCAACATACCAATTTCCGTCATAGACAGAGTATTTTGCAACAACAGGAGATCCTACTGGTATAGCTTTGCCTATATTTTTTACTTGTATAATTGCTGCATTGGTTGATTCACCTCCAGAAGTTGTTTTTAAAGCAACATTTCCAGTTGGATAATTTTCATCTGCTTGTCCTAAATTATATGATTGAATATTGGATGCTGCTTGTCCAAGAAATATATCGTGAGAAGTCCATACGCCTCTTGCACTATCCCACATTAAATCTACTGGTCCAGCCAAAGCTGCTGCTGTCATATAAGCATTTTGATTTGGAACAATTTGCTTTGTAAATAAATCTGTTCCCCAACCACTAAGCATTATTGGACCACGAAGACCAATTGGTTGTCCACCAAGAACTCCATTTTGTGCTCCTACAGCATCATTCATAGCCCATGATCCACCAGCAGAAACCATGTTCGCTATATATGATCCAGATCTAAATGGAGTATATGTAAATGATGTTGGTATAAATTGATCTGATTGTTGAAATGCACCAATAGGTTGCAATGTGCTTGAAGATAACATTCCATTGTAAAAATTATTAAAAGGAGAAAATAAACCATCTAAAGATACTCCACCCTTATTAAAGTATTTTCCACTTTGAGAATGAATTGCAGCATTTGTTTCTCTGTTGCTTAAAGTTGCCCCAATTGTTTTTGTTGGTGCATATCTACCAGCTATTTGTGCCATAATAATATTTGTGTGTGGCGTATTTCTATCGTTCCTTCTTCCTAAGTAGTCTAAAAAGAATGATGATATTGCAAATCCAGCCCTTCTTCTATTTACAGCTTGAATTTTTTTAAGTGATTCATTATATAATGCCAAAAGATTTTTTCTATCAGAGTAAGCTTTTATGGCTGTTTTTTTAAGTCTTTCAGTCAAATATCTTGATGGCAAACCAAATTTTGGTGTGAATGTTCTAAATGAATATTGTGTGGTTACTCCAGAAGATCCATATGTACATGATAAAGATGTTAGTATTGGTCCATTCGCAACAATTTCATCACCCAAACTATGTTCTGGCAATCCAACTTTAGTTAATGTTCCTGTTTCCATATATGGTATTGGAACAATATCTTTTAATTTTCCTGATGCAGCAGTCTCTAAAATAGATGACGAATTAAATGTCCAAGGAACTAAGGAATCATCTTTTTGAACAACTGTTTTTCCACCAGTGGTATTGCCAAAATACCAAGGACCATAAAAATCATTTCTAGTAGATTTAAAATTGACTAATAATCCACTTGGAGATATTGGCAAAAGACCAGTTTTTACTGTCATAGACTGACCTAAAACACTATTCTTGTCTCTTATTCCAAAAAAACAATTTGTTAAATTAAAATAACCAACCTCATTAACAATTGATTGGTCGTATATGGTAACAGCATTTGTTGTTGTTACTGATAAATGTTCTTGCCCATCTATTATTGCATATTCTGAATTTACAGAACACTTTACCCATAAAATATTATCAACTAAAAATGTTTCCTCGCTGTTTTCAAAAATAAAATTACCAGAAAACTTTGTAAAGGTCATGTAATTATTTGTTTTGCCATTTGCATCTAAAAGATATCCATATATATATTCCTTTGGAGTGTTAGAATTAATAATGGCATCTAATAATGCTGGTTCTGTCCAACCTGTGTCAGTAGGAACAATGTTGTATATTCTTTTTGGCGTTTCAGTTACTGATGCTGATTTTAAACTAACTCCAAGTTGACTTCCTGCCCCCATAGTTCCACCAGGAAATGGTACTGGAGCATTAAAAGAAGAATAAGGCAAAGAGAAACTTGTTATTTCTGCTCCTGCTGATGTGTAATATGTAAGTCTATCTCCATTATATGCATATTTAGTTGGTCCAGAAAATAATTGATTATACTGTGTTTGACTTAATGTGCTTGTACTTAAAGATACTCTAGATGTTCTTGCAGAACCTGTTGATGGCTGAATCCAAACATATGAAATGTCAAGATTTACATTGTAATTTATAGATTGAGATGGAGTTAAAGCATCTTGATCTGTATAGTATTCTAGCTTTTGTTTTCCAGATAAAAGACCATCTGTTTTTGATCTTGGGTCTGATGAATTTATATTGTAGTCACTAGTTAATGCCCCATTATAATTTACTGGCAGCATAAAAGATTTGCCTAGATATGATTCTAGTGATTGTTTTAAATAAGAAAAAACTCTTGTTCCTCTTATTACGCCAACATCATTTTCTTTTTCTCCAAAATCTCTTGTGACAGGGTATTCATCTGATCCACCAAAATGCATAAAGTTTGCAACTTGAGCTATAAAAAGTCTAGGTGGTTTTAAAAATATTTGCTCATAGTAATCGCTTACCCCTTGATCTTGTCTTATTTCTAAATACAACTCCCAAAGATCTTGTTGCCCACCCAATATTATTGCTACTTGAGCTATGTCCAAAGTAATAAATAAACCGCCATCTGAAGTAATTATATCTTCAATTCCTCTTATTGGAAAACAAAAATATCCTGGTGCTGCTGCATGTGATTTTTCTGCAAAATCAATAAAACTTAAACTAGCACCAGAATAAGGACATGAATATGTTGTATATGGAACATACTTAGTTGAAACCCAATATGGCGTTCCATCAATATCATATCCTAAAAATTGTTTTATTCTTCCATCTTTGGAGCAATCAAATCCAAAAGTATGTTCTTTTTGTCCACCCCACAACATAAAATTAGAATCTATACTATTTGTTGATTCAACTCCAGCATCCCAAGATATAACATCTTTATTTTTAGCGAGATCTTTAATTACATCATTAACTTTTTGATTAGCTGCATTGTTTGCCAAACTTGTGGTTTTTATAGTAAAAACTTTTAATACAGAATCAAGTTCAATTCTATATAGCAATCCTAAATCATCACAAACCTTTGATATTAAATCCATCAAGTTTATATTTGGAACATCAACTCTATAATAGCTTGGAAGCTGTGAAGAAAAATTTAATTGAATTGAATAAGCTATTCCTGCTGAAATAATTCCATACCTAATAGATAGAGCATTTACTGCTTCTTCAAATTTTTGATATGGCATTCCAGTATCATTAGTTTGACTAGCCCCATAACTTTTAGATTCGTGATATCTAAAGACATTAAACAAATTTATTATTGGTGCATCTTCTTTTGGATCTGAAGTTCCATACAAAGATGTAATACACTCAACATTTCTAATTAAATCTTTTCCATCATTAAGTTTTATTTCATAAGTAAAACCACTACCATTATGTTTTTCAATTACTCTATCTAAAAACCCATTAAACTTAAAAGAACCCATTTGAAATTCAAGTGGTTGTCCTAAACGATATGGGCTTATAGTTTGACCATCTTCTGGAGCAAGATTTATAGTTACAGATGATTCTGAATCATTCCACCCAACAGATGAAGAAAAATCTATAACAGTTAAACCTAAAATTGTTAATCTAGAAAAGTCAGTAACCATTTTTTCACCTAGTTGTAATTCCAAACTACAGAACGAGTTATTTTGCCAGTCTTATAATCATAAGTCACATCATCTTTTTCAAGAAACATATCCGTTGAATTTGGCTTATAGTCATCAACATCTTTTGGAATTCTTATTTTTCCAAGAGAGTCAAATGGATCATTATATAATACCTCTACATTTACAGATTTAACACCATTTTTTTTTGTTGTTAATCTTTGTATAATTGGACCTTCTGGTTTACCAATTGCTACAATTGAAACAAAATTAATTAAGGGTGGCGTATCTGTCCAAGTAATAGATTTTGTTCTTTCTCCAGTTTCTTCTATGCCTTCAGAAATATCTACGGAAAAAGTTATTACTCCAGATATTTTATTTGTTCCTTCAGAAATAGACTTTACTTTACCAGTTATTGCCCCAATAGTGTATGTCTCACCTATTTTCCACCCATTGGCTTGTTTGATTGCTTTTAATTTATCTTCCGCATTCTTAATTTTTGTTTTTCCTTCTCCTTCATACCCAGTTATGGTTCCTTGCAAACTTGCAGATTTATATATAGATTCAGAAGATTCTTTAGTGGTTGTTGTTTGTTCTATTACATATGGATTAGTTGATATAATCCAAGATTCATTGCACTCTACACTATTCTTATAAGTATTTACTGAATAACTAGTTGTTTTATTATAAAGTCCACCTGTTGGAACAGTAAGGTATGTAGATGCTTCTGTAATTGCTAGTTTATAATCATTTATTGAGGCAGATGGAACTATCTTATCCATTGCTAGTTTATAATCATTTGTTGTAGGTGGATTTCCAGTAATGGTGCTTTTTACTTGTATACTTCTAGTTCTATTTATTTTTACAAATCTTCCATATTCATCTGCTGGATCTAATGACCAAGTTTCATCTGGTTCTTGTGTGTCTAAAACTATCTGCTCTAAGGATATTGTATAATCGCATATTAAACTTGCTTCGTTAATTTGAAAGTTTTTTGATTTTAATTTAAATTTTTCAGTTAGGTTTGGTAATTGAGATAAATTTGGTCCAGCTATTGGTGTTGTTATATTTATATTATTTATGTCATGAACTAATACTGATTCTAAATTTGCTATTTTATCTCTAAGTAAAGCCAACTTTTTTTTGTCTATATCTAATGGAGTTGCACCAGTTGGCTCTAGCTCTCCTTGTACTGGATCAACAGCTAAAATTTTTCCTTTCAAATCCACTTGTCTTGTAATTGTTTTTACTTCACCATTCTCTATAAATTCTGATTGTTGGCTAATACTCATTAATGGAGTTGGTACTAATTCTTGTCCATTTAATGTCATAGCCATGTTATTTGGCGTTAATCGTTGTTTAGGACTTGCGTAGAATGGTTCAGTAGGCATATAGTGTTCCTAGTATGGTCTTGGTATTGCAGTTTTTAAAACGGCAAAATTAACAGTAGGAGTAGTTGGAAAATCTTTAATTGAATCGTCTGCCCAAATAAATGTTGTTGTCCTTGATATTTTTTTATTTTGTGCAGTAAAGTTAATAGAGTCTGATTCAATAACGCTTCCTTCTGGTTCATATCCAGTTAATGTATCTGGAGTAGCCTCAGTTCCAATTCTTTCTATTGTTACAGACATAGCCCTTACTTTTTTTGTCTTAATATCTTGAAATATTGGTCCAGAAGTTCCGTATATTGTATTATGAATAACATAATTTTTAAGTGATTTTGCCTTTGGATTAAAAAGAGTTACGCTTATAGATTCACTTTTAAATGCTGTACCAGTTGGTCTAGTCATATTTTCAATTTCATAATTGTAAGTGATAATTCCTTTTTCTAAATCTTTAGTCTCTGAAAATGACAATATTGTTAATGTTAAATATTTTAAATCTAAAGCTGCTTTTACAGTTCCCCATAAAACATCAGCAGCAGTAAATCTATTCCCATTTGATGTTGCATTAAGACCAGTTATTGTTCCTTCAATACTCAAACTTTCTCTTAAACTTTCAGTTGTTGATTTGTCTGTCACTGTTTGCTCATGATAAGCATAAGCATCTTGATCTAATTCAGAATTAAAAATTGTAGAATTATGATAAACAAGATTTATTTCAGCAGAAAACTCACCACTGTTTGGATTAACATTATAGCTAATTAATTTATTGCAAGGAGTGGCATAAGTAGTTCTAGAAGCTGTTTGTATATCTGTAGGAATTAAGGCATCTATCTTTTTTAAAACTTCTGTTTTTGATATTTCCCAACCACTTTTTGCCCCAACAGATTTTGATTTTGCTGAAATTTTATGATTAACTTTAGTTAATCTTAAGTCTTCTTGGTTGTATTCAGTGCTCCAAGATTCATCTACATCTGATGGATCTAGTATTCCGCTTGGAACTTTTAAGCTACTTCCATCAGCTTTTCCAATATATATTTCATCAGCTTCCATCTCAATTGTATAATCACAAAAATCAACCCATACATCTTCTTTAAAGTTAATGCTTTTAACTCTAGGAAGAAACTTAAATGGGGCTGTTCCATCTCTTGGTTGAACTTCAAAATATTTAGCAGATGCATTTGAATAATCTTTAAACTGAGTCATTATTGCTGTTTGTCTTGCAAGAATGAATGCTTTTTTATTTTCTGTAGATAATGTTTGACTTGCCACAATTTTTGCTGATACAGATATGTTAAATAAATATAGCTTTGCTTTTCCATTTTCGTAGAATTGAACATCTTCTGTAATAGAAAAAGATTGAATCGGATCTGTTAATGTTCCAGCCATATTTAATCCTCAAAACCATGAATGTATAATTCTACATTACCATTGAATGGTTGATTTGTTTCTGGAATTACTAACTCTATTGAATCAAAATAAGTATCTTTTGTATATATATTAAAGTCAATACTACTAGTTATTGCAGGAGAAGCACCATAAGCTATTAATGGTACAGAATTCCAAGTTGCCTCAATATCTCTTTGTATAAATAGTTCTATAGATGAATTGCTTGGTATTCCATTAAATGTAGTTCCAAGACCAATTATAGTTATGTTTAATGAATTATAAAATGATTTGTATTCGTTGCTCAAGTAAATATTTAAACTTTCAAACATTTTTAAATTTTCAAAATTGCCATCAATAAATAAATTAATAAAGTTGGTGCTATTACCTATATCGCTGACCTTTAAAAACAATTCAAAATTTTGTTGTGTGATACTGTTTATGTATAGATCAACAGCCTTTATTTGTGTGTCTATTGTTGAACCATAAATATTAAAATGTATATTGGTATTTTCTAAAGGTGTAGCTAAACTAGATATGTACAAGTCTTTGCTTGATTCCATAAATGATTTTATGTAAAGCTCTTGACTGTCTTGATATTCATACCAATTTTTTATAAATAAGTTGATTGAGCTTTGAGGAAAAGATTTTAAATATAAATTTATTTGTTCTTGCGTGTCTGACTGTAAATACAATGTTATTGCACCAACATCTCCTATAGATGATTTTATATATAAAGGAACGCTGTTTTCAAAAGATGACTTTAAAAATAAATTTTTTGTATTAAATATTTTTTTCGGTGGAACCATCGATATTGTTGGTGCTGGTTCTGAACCTAGTGATGTTAGCCATCCTGTTAGTGGTGGACTTCCTGCACTTGCGGTATTATAGTAATAAACATCTGAAAAATGACGAATAGTCCATTGAGATAGTCCTGAGTCATAGACTAGCACATAATTTGAATCTACACTATTTTCATACAAATAACCGCTGGCAAACACAAATGTGCCATTAAAATTTCCACCACTGCCAGCACCAGTAATAATATAATTTGCCATGTTTACACCTTAAGCCATTTCATCTGTTATTTGCCTATCTATTTCACTAGTTATCCATCCTTTTAGAGACTCAGTAGCATCTGTTACTGCTGCATAAACACTACTAGTATCAAAATTAACATTTAATGAAGCATTTAAAGTGCCCATTATTTCTAAATTTAATGTTCCAGGTATTCTATTTATTGCAGCACTTAATTCATCTACATATGTTTTAAATTTTTCTAATGATGAACTAAATCCACTGTTAAATCCTGTTGAGTTTGTACCAAATTGTGTAACTGCATTATTGAATTTATCTATTGGTCCTGATCCTATTTTTATTTCAGTTTTCAGTATTCTTGAAAGTTCTTCAAAACTAGACTTTGCTATGTCTATATACTGAGCATTGTTATTAGAAGTACTAGTTGGTACTGGTACGCTCATTCTTGATACGGCAGCATCAAATCTTGATACCACTTCACCAAATTTTGTCGCAGCACTATTAAATCTAGCAGATGGGCCACTAGATTTTCCTCCAGAATAATAACCAACAGGACCACCATTTGCAAAACCTTGAATGTCTTCTCCACTATTTATTGCGTGTAGCAAAGAAGCATTCTTAGAGGACTGCCTTGCATTAACAACAAACTCACCTGGGGTTAACATGGCTGGAATAGTGTCAGAACTAGATCTTGGACTTCCACCCTTAGATAAATTTTGCATGGCTTCTAATTCAGCTTGCCAAATTGCTATTTGTGCATCAAGCTCTCTATTTCTTTTTATTTCTTCAGCTTTTTCTCTAACTTGTGCATTAGTTACAAATTGCTGCCCCTTAGGACCAGCATGTAAAGCAGCTTTTGCATCTTTTAAATCTTTAGCCTTTTGTCTTTGTTCATCTTCTGCTGCTCTTTTTTTCTTGATATCTTCTTCATTTGTGTCATCACTTTGCGATGTTGTTGGACCTGGATCTTTTGGTGGTTGCGTTGCTGGCAATGGAGCTAAAGGCATAGTCCTTGTTGGTTTTGATCGTTGTGGTTCTGGTTTTTTTTCTTCTATTTGCCTTAACTTTATTGGCTTATTTTGTCTTGCAGATGAACCAAACTTTTGTGGACCTTCAGCATAATTACCTAAATCTCCAATTCTGCTGTTACCAGCTTTTTTATTAGCATCTGGCCCTTGCTCATTAAATAAATTAAAATCTTTTTGAGCTTGCCTTTCAAATTGTTTGCTAATAATTTCATTTCTACTATTATTCTGTGCATCTCCTGCCTTAAGATTCATTTCATATATCTTCTGCTGATCACCAGATTGAATTGCTTCCATCATTTCTTTTGGAGTAATGCCAGCATTTTTAAGTCTGCTTTGATAACTAGTTGGGCTATCTCCAGTAGCAAGATATTCAATCAAACCACCATTAGCGGAATACCCAACATCTTTATTGTTGTTTCCACCCTTAACCACATTGTTTATAACTTCATCTAGGTATTCAATAAAGCTTTCTGGACTTGGGCTTTCTGGATCTTTTTCGTGTGTTATTTTTAGGTTGTCTATTACCGATTGGAATCTATCTGCTCCATCAGCC